GGTTTGTCGTCGTTTTTTTTGACATGCGTGATAATTGCTTGTAAATCAGTTATAAAAAGTGATTGTACTTGTAGCCCTTCTAAGGCGTGGGTCTTGCGTTCGAATCGCAACGGAATCACTTACAAAACACAACTGATAACACAATATAAATTGTTGATTTTCAGTTGTGTTTTTGCTTTTTATAAGCAAGATGTCTTTCATATACGCTTTTAAAAAAAAGTGACAGAAAACCCACTGGTGAGCTATAAGGTTTGTCGCTAGGGTTTGTCGCTGGAATTTTAAAAGTATCAAATTATGGCTACCTTAAACTTAAAAATCCTCCCGAACAGACGTAAATTGTCGGGTAAACTTGGAATTTATGTATCTTTAACTTTTAAGAAGGAAGTTCGGTATATCTCTACCGAATTCGAGGTTGATGATGAATACCAGTTTGAAAACGGAAAGGTGTGTTACCGCAAGGATGCGGCAATCATGAACAAAAGAATACAGTATGTGCTGGGTATATACCGGGAACGGATGGAAGGTCTCAATCTGAATAGGTTTTCCAACTGTGCACAGTTGAAAGAAGTGTTGATGAAGGATGGGGAGGAAGCTGAGGTGATAACGGTGCGGCAGCTCTTTGAAAGAAGAATAGAGCGTCTTGAAAAAGAAAAGAGAATCTCATACGCGGAAATGAACCGCTATACCTGCAAGGTTATCGTGTCTCTCATTGGTGATATACCTATAGATTACCTGACAAAACGTGATATCCGGGAAACGCTCTTCAAGGGGATGCAGCGCAGAGGATATGCGAAGGGGAATATACAGATGCGCATGACCCATTTCAAGGCTGCTATCAATGAAGCTATAGACGAAGGGTTGGTGAAGTATGACGAACACCCGTTCAAGGGATTTACCATGCCGCAATCTGAACCCAAGCTGATGGACATAACCGTCACGCAGTTCCAGCGTATTCGGGACATGGTAACATCTGACAGCAAACTCATACTGGCGCGTGACCTATTCCTCCTGTCGTTCTACTTGGGTGGGATCAACCTTGCAGACCTTGTTGAGACGGATTTGTCAAGCAAGACAATGACATACGTCCGAAAAAAGAGTGCAGAACACAAGACGGGAGAAAGAACTACATCTTTGACCATACCCGATGAGGCGAAAACAATCATCAATAAATACATTCTGGGAAACAGGTTGAACTTATCGTTTTGTAACGGGTACAAGAATCTGCAACGTTATGTCAACAAATGTTTCGCAGCCTTGGCACAACATATAGGCATTCAAACTTCATTCTCTTACTATGCCGGCAGAAAAACATTCGCACAGTTCGCTTTTATGATAGGAATAAGGACAGAGGTGGTGGAGTATTGTATAGGGCAGTCTGTGAAAAAGAACAGACCTATTTACAATTATGTGCGAGTGATGCAGAAACAGGCTGATGCAGCAGTGCGGAAAGTAATACAATATACTGTAGATCCGGAAAGCTTTGAAACTGAGAACATCCCTTAGAGGATGCCGTCCCACTACTTTGCACACAAACGCAATCATGGAGTGTAAAAACAAGTGTATCAAAATTCAGTTTTTGAAAATATGAACTTATAATCTGAAATTTGAGCATCTTAAAAGACTAAAAAAGGGTCATATCATTACTCAATACAGAGCTTGATATGACCCTTTTAAGTGTTATAATTACTATCTATAACTTTGGGAAACTGTCATTTTTTTTGTTTTGACACATTCATCTCCTATAGTGTTTTTTTAGTTGTTTTCTTCTGAGAAATTCTCTTTTGAGAACTCAATAAAATTTATAGTAGGAAGTATTGCTGGTTCCAATCCTGAGTTCAGACATATGAAAGAAACATAACTTCTCAAATAAGGATATGCAATAGCTGGTGCGTTTATTTTGGTAAAATGTGATGTTAGAAAATCCATGTTGATATCCTCAGATGTTTTAAATATAGCTGCGTACTCAATCTTCAATTTAAATGCTGCAGTATTATAAACATCCATTTTAAAATAAATGACAAATCGTTGTGGTTCTCCTTCAATTGTTCGTATCTCATATCTGAGATTGAATTTTCTAAGAGTCTTCTTGCTTGAGTTAGTTACTCTGCGAAGGTCCAACTTGTCTGCAATTGTTTTTTCTAATGTAATTTCCATTGTCAAGCTGCAATACAATATATATTTTCGTTTCTAGTGAAATTAGATGAATCATTCTTTAGGTATTCTCCAACTTCTTTGCTTGTAAATTCCTTTACTTTCTTCGGACTAGTACTAGTTACATTATCTAATTCTATCCCAAAATTTCTACAATCATTTAATATTGATTCAGGAGTTGCTTCATGGATAAATTCTTCCATAAGCTCTATTACTGATTTTTTCATATCTGTCATGAGATAACTCCCTCCCTGAGTACTTTTATATTATTATCAATTAAATTTTCCTTATAAACGGACATTATAGTACAATTCGGTATAAATGATTCTATATTTTGGCGTCTATTTTTACCGAATTTGATGTATACATTATGTATAACAATGTCTATGTCAAATTTGTTTTTCATATATTCCCAAATTCTATAATCATTCATTTTGTATCCCTTACTAGAACACATTTTTTCAAGAATTTTCCTAACCTCGTTTACTTTTATTAAATTTTCTTCCGACCTCAAGTCAAGAATCCTTTCTTCGTTACTATGTACAAAAGCTTCAATAACTGCATATTCTTTGTATTTGAATGTTTTGTTGGTCTTATCATACGCTTGATCTTTTGCCCATTGTTCAGCCAGAAAGTCTATGCTGTTTTCATTTATTCCTTGAATGAAAAAATATACACCTTCCCCACACCAATGGTGAAGCCCTTTGCTGGAATAAAAACCATTCTTTTTAATACTTGGGACATTATCTTTATTTGTTCCATGGTTACCTATAATAAGCATATCACCTGCACATACATTTCTTTCGTACTTTCTTTTGAATCACAATGTGATTTGCAAAGGAAACGTTTTTTATTGATTATACATAGAAAAAATTTAAATAATTGCTCAATTTAGTCTTTATTTAAATTTTATTAGTTGTTATAGCTTGGTGTTTTCTTGATTTATACAGTAATACCATAGGGAAACTGGATTAAAAAATTATATTGTTTTATTAGGAATTTTAAACATAAACGGTTGCTGTCATCACTGGTAGCAACCGTTTCAAATAATTAGAATAACAACTTAAAAATAGCGTCTATTATAATCTCTCTATCCTTATTTTCTTTTTATTCTGATGGCAATGACCTTTGCTGTTTTATTCTTGCAGTACTGGCAGCAGAATCGCTGTGCGCATGTTTCGCAATTGCGGCACATATCCAGTAGATATTGTTTTTCTTGTTTGAGTACATCAACCTTGTATTGCAGGTCGGAAATGACATTTTTTATAGTTTCTTCCATAATAAAAATGGTATTAGAATGGGATTTGTATTTTGTAGAAGAAACAACTTCGGATTCGTTATTGTTTAACCGTAATTGACATTTCTCTTTTCTTCAATTTGTTTTTCAAGGAATTTAACTTTCTCTTTTAATAGTGATATAGTATCGTGCTGGTCGTCTATTACCTTTTTATACCAAGCTTCATCAAAATCATTTGCTTTAATAGAATCGCTAGTCTCGTTTAACATCATGGAACCTGTACCACGAAGCAGCCATTCAGCACTTATCTCAGGAAAAGCGTTGAGTATGGCTTCTATTATTTCTAAACTAAGTTTGCGCTTGCCTAACATATAATAATTAAGCGTCTTTTGATTTACTCCAATTTTTATAGAGAAATCTCTTTCCGATTTTGCCATTTCGGAGATCATCATTTTAATTCTGTTTATTATTTCCATATTACTACAATTGTTCTTATATTTGCACTATGATTATTAATCCTTAAACTTGTATCGTTATGAATAGTCTATTTTATTACATGGATGATTTTATCTATTATTACGCATGGTTTTCAATTGTTGTAGGTATTCTGTTTATTCCTGTCAAAAGTATCTATAATGCTTTTTGTTTTTCCAAAAAGGAACATTTGGAAAGGAGCCTAAACAATTACCATCCAATAAAGTCGATATTGAAAAGTCTGATTTTTCTATATTTCCTTCATTTTATAACACAAAATAAAGAAGATATAGAGCAATTAAAACAACGGATAGATATTGTAGAATCAACTCAATTACTTTCTTCGGAATCCATCCAAAAGACTGATTCAGATACTCTTTCATCCATCCCATCTTTAAATCAATAAGCTCTTTTTCTCCGGTTTTTGTCAGAACCAGATTCTTGTTGAGGAAGGACTTTTCTAAAGTTCTTCCTTCTTTTGTCTTAAATACGGTTCCATCATCGGTTACAGCTTTTCTATCTCTAGCCTTATATACTTCATCTGTGTAATGGGTATAATATGGCAAAAGCCGTTTGTACATTTTTCGTTCAATCCATGATAGATGCTTGCTTTTTTTCTTAACCTCTAGCAGGCAGAACAATGAAGCCTCTTTCTTTTTCATACGTAATGGTTAAATAATGTTTTATATAGAACATTTGTGGTTGATATGGTTTTTATATCTACAAATGTTCTTATATTTGCATTGTGATTACAAATCATAATCACATGAGCGATGATTAATTTTCAAATATAGATAAACGATATGGAAACAGCAAACATGAAATGTAGAATTTGGCTTCCCTATGGGAAGAAGGCTAAACTGGCTTCTTATTTCGGTGTCAGTAGTGAAACTGTGAGAAAAGCATTGGCTTTTGAATGTGGGGACAATGACTTTCATGAGATGATACGTAAAGAGGCAATAAAGAATTATGGCGGGCAGAAAAAATTTATTCCATGCAAGTATGCAGGTTAACCATGATAACTAAAAAGGCAACAGGAGGAATGAATATGAACAGATTATCCAAGCAGTGTATGGTTTTTATAGCGGGTATGATCTCATTCCTGTATGTTCTGGGATTGGTAGGGCATCAGGATTACATTGAGGAGATATTGTATAACATGCCTCAGGAAACTTATGATGTGATTGTACAGAAGCTGGGAAACGTGTCAAGATCGGAGATTGCTGCTGAATATGAGGCGAACAGGGCATTTTATGATAACCTTAATAAATAAATTATGAGACGTGATTTTCAAACATCAAAGGCAGAGGAAGAATTAGGGAACCTTTTTCTTGTTGCCAGGAAGAAGGGCATAACATTTACAAAGAGAGAGGCGTCCAGGTGGGTCGGAGGTCGGTATGTTCTTGAAAGGCTCGTGGCTGAGAGGAAAATACGGATGGCAAAACCCGGGGACAGGCAGAACTCGGAATGGAAATGCAATGCGGAGGATGTGTTACGCCACGCATTCAAATATTAAGAATACACTTTAAAACCTTGAACTTATGAGTATAAAAAGAACGTATTGGACTAAACAGGAGATAGATATACTGTGTGCCATGTATTCCAACACAAAGGCTGCCTGTATACAGGATATTCTTACGCGCCACAGCCTCAACTCAATCTATAAAAAGGCGCGTGAACTTATGCTTGATGCGTACTCGTTTCATCTTGAAGAAATACATTATATCCGTTCCATGGCACAGGATATGACGGTGAAGCAATTGTCACAGAAGATGGGATATAGCGAGCGCACTATTTACCGCCGCTTGAAAACCATGCGTACCAATTCATAAATAGTTCCGTTATGAGCAAATCACCTGAACATGATTTACAGACCCGGTGTGTGATCTGGTTTCATTACCGATTTCCACATCTGAAACCTTTGTTCTTTTCCGTTCCCAACGGAGGATATAGAAACAAGGCTGAGGCAGCGCGTCTTAAGGCGGAAGGTGCTAATGCCGGAGTGTCTGACCTTATATTGCAGCTGCCTGCCGGAAAATGGTCAAGCCTCAACATTGAGATGAAGGCAGGTTCTTCACAAAGGGAAGAACAGAAAGTATATCAGACATGCGTGCAGGCATCTGGAGGACGCTACGAATTATGTCGTTCCTACGAACAGTTTGTTGATCTGGTTACCGAATATATATCGCAAGTTGATGGACGGGTACTGGAACGGCTTCGTCAGATACATCTTGAACGCGAGGAGGAGGAAAAGCAGAAAATACGTAAGCAATATCAAAAAAGAATAAGTAAAACATTAAAACCATAAATCATGATTGTAGAAGCAACAGGAAAGGTCATGCAGGTTCTTTCAAAAATAGAAGGGGTCAGCGCGAAGACCGGAAAGGCATGGGAGAAATACACATATCTTATAGAGCAGTCGGGTATGCGCCCTACTTCTCTAGTGGTTTCAGTATTTAACTATGGGGAACACGTAGGAGAGCTCCTTAATATAGGGGATACTGTAAGAATGTCTCTTCGCATAGAGGCGCATTTTGTAAAGGATGGACAGAAATGGTATAATGAGGTTACGGCTTTCAATATTGTATCTTTCCGTTAAAGTTAAAATTAAAACGAAGTATTAATGGGTAAAGTAAAAATCTATATAAGTGGACCGATAGCGCATTATGATCTTCATGAGCGGAAGCATGCTTTTCTCATGGCGAAAGAAAGACTTGAATCACAAGGTTATGATCCTGTGAATCCTTTCGATAACGGTGTTCCTGATAATGCGCATTGGAGAGAGCATATGAGAGCCGATATCGCGATGTTGCTGAAATGTGACGCTATTTTCATGCTTCCCGGATGGGAACTGTCTAAGGGATGCAAGCTTGAGCTTGATGTGGCTTCAAGCTGTGGTATAGCCGTTATTATCGAACCTGTTCACCCCTGTGACTATGACGTTAAAAAGAGTGGAGCCGAAACGTGTGTACTGCCGTAATTGTGCCAATAGTTCGGACCATCGGGGCAATTCATGTTTCTGTAGTGCGAAGGGGCACCGCGAATGCGCCTGTAACAAGTACGGACAGATATGTAAGTTCTACAAAAAGATCATATAAAGACTCTAATAAATATGGTTTATGACAACAAGAAGCAGATTATATAAGCTTCACTATTTGCTTCGTAAAAGAGGCAATGAGGTGAATGCTAGAAACAGGACAGTATACCGGAGAGCCAAGTCCCTTCCTGCTATAGAGGAGAAATGGATGAAGGAACTGATAGAAAATGGATATATGGTGGGGAACAACCTGTTTGCCCCTCTCCCCAATAATAACTCTTAAACTTAATAGAAATGGCAACACATGGAATAACAATAGCAAAAGCATCTAAGGATGATTTTGAGAAAGTGTATAATCTGCTTTCTCCGATGGAGGAACTCTTCAACAGCAAATGGTGTAATGAAGAAGAAATGTTATGATTTAAAACAAGAAAAGTATGAAACAGTATATTTTGAAGATGAAAATAAAAAAGTTCATATAGCATGAAGATAATTGTTAGTTTTTCCGGTGGTAAGGATTCGCAAGCCTGTTTAATCCAGGCTGCCAATAAATATGGAGCCGATAAAATAGAAGCCGTATTTTGTGATACAGGTTGGGAGCATCCCGATACTTATCAACATATTAGTAACGTGTGCAAACAGCTTGATGTCAGATTAGTAATTTTGAGAAGTAAGAAATACACTGATTTTGTGGATATGTCTATCAAATGCTCTAGGTTCCCGTCTTCCCAAAGAAGGTTTTGTACCTCTGAGTTAAAAATAAAGCCGATGATTGATTATATTCTCTCACTTACTGAACCTTGCTTGATAATTCAAGGTATTCGAGCAAAAGAAAGCGAAGAACGCGCCAAACTTCCTTATGAGTGCAATTACTTCGGAGAATATTTCGAACGTGTGAAAAAGAATCGTAAAGGAAAGATTGTTGAAGTATGGAAGCAGGATTATCGTAGAAAAGATGTACTTAAATGGTGTGAACACTATGATGCCAGCGTTTCCCGCCCAATCTTCCAATGGTCAGCACAAGAAGTTATAGACCAGATTCTTTCTGTCGGACAAAAACCAAACCCTTTATATTATCGTGGATTTTCCCGCGTTGGTTGCTATCCCTGTATTATGTGCAGGAAGCAAGAGGTTAAGCTAATTTCTCAAGAAGAGTTTGGGCGAAGTCGCTTGATAGATGCCGAACGACGAATGAAAGAAGAAACCCCAAAGGGTTCGTCTTTCTTCTCACCGGGCTACATCCCTGATCGTTTCTGTAAAAATAAGACTTATCCAACAGTAGAAGAAGTTTTCGAGTATGTGAACCGGAAAGATGCCGGCATGGATGATATGTTTGAACCAGAAGGCGGATATAGTTGCATGAGCCTTTATCACGGACTTTGCGAATAAGAAGTTTAATTCAAATCAGATTAGAAATGAATGATGGAGTTTATTTTGACCAAAATGGTAGCGAGGTAATCGTAATTAATGGGGTTGAATACTCACGAGAAGAATTTGATTTTCTTGTGGATATGTGTGGAGATTGCAATATGTAATAATATAAGAAAGTAATGAGCAAAAAAATAATACTTGACGCTTGCTGTGGAAGCCGGATGTTTTGGTTTGATAAGAAGAATCCAAACGTTCTCTTCCAAGATATTCGTGATGTCGAATATGTTTTATGCGATGGTCGTAAGCTGGAAGTCCATCCTGATGTGGTTGCCGACTTTACAGCAATGCCGTATCCGGACAGTTCTTTTAAACTTGTAGTCTTTGATCCTCCACACCTTGATAATGCGAACGAGGGTGCATATATGGCTCAAAAGTATGGAACGCTTCGACGGTTTAAGTGGCAGGAAGATATAAAGAAAGGATTCAGCGAATGTATGCGAGTGCTTGAACCGAACGGAGTGCTGATTTTCAAATGGAACGAAACTCGTATTCCTGTAAGACGAATATTGGAGATAATCAATGAGCGGCCGCTATTCGGGCATAAGTCCGGAAAAGCATCTAAAACTCATTGGATGTGCTTTATGAAATTGCCAATTAATTCTTAACGATATAGAAAGGAATTAAATGAAAACATTTGAAGTCACATTAACGATTGAAGCGTCAGACTGCACCACAGTAGAGGACGTTTGTAAATCCTTAGAAGAGAATAGCTCTCTTATAGAATTTGATTTATCAGAAGGAAATATCACGGATATTAATGTATCAGAGTTAGAATTTGAGTAAAACACTAAGAATATAATTATGGATAAAGAAATTATAAAAAAATCAAGCGTACTTATTAATGAGGGGTGCAGTATTATTAATCGCCTATTTTTAGTTTGCGCTATGTCCGGATCGGACGAATTAAAGGAGTTTCTTGACGATTTAGAGATAGAGAGTTGGCGAAGTATCCTTCCGTCTATAAGTGAAACAACATTGGAAAGATACGATGATAACAAAGCAGAGTTGCTCTACGATAAAGGAATGCATGGATTACTGGCTGAGTGCCACTATAATGTAATGGATGATTTCGACTTCCATGAAAACGGTTCTTTCCGGTCGTGTGGTAACACTTGCAGCTTTATGAGTTTTATTGTATATGCAGAGAATATCAATGAATTAATGGACAAGGTTCTGGCTAAAGACAAAGAGTTATTCAATCTTCAAATAGAGGAAGCGAGAATAAAACAAGGGATCAAAGTTAACTCCTAACCGAACAGAATGGAAACAATTGAGATGAAAGCATTAAGGATTAAAAATATCCTTAATTCACTAGAAGAAAAAATCGAATCTGGTAATATAACAATCAGAGAAGCTGCTATTGAATTGCACAAAGCTGGCTGGATAAATTATATAGACATTGACACAACTAAGAAGCTGCTTGGTTTGAATTAATCAGATATAGATATGAAAGATATAGAATTATTCAACGATCATTTTCAAAACTATAAAGTCTACGGCATTCCTAAAGCTCAACTAATTATAGCCGATGTTCCCTACAATTTAGGGAATAATGCTTATGCCTCTAATCCTTCATGGTATGTGGATGGTGATAATAAGAATGGAGAAAGCGATAAAGCGGGTAAAGAATTCTTTGATACTGATAAAGATTTTCGCCCGGCAGAGTTTATGCACTTTTGTAGCCAGATGCTTGTAAAAGAGCCAAAGGATAAAGGTAAGGCTCCTTGTATGATAATCTTCTGTGAGTTTGAAGATCAATTCCGATACATTGAATTAGGAAAGAGATATGGATTAAATAAATACATCAATCTTGTATTCCGGAAAGATTTCTCCGCGCAGGTATTAAAAGCAAACATGAAAGTAGTAGGTAACTGTGAGTACGGTTTACTTCTTTATCGTGAAAAACTTCCAAAGTTCAACAATGATGGTCGGATGATATTCAACTGCTTTGATTGGGTAAGAGATTCTGATACACCCAAAGTACATCCAACACAGAAACCGGTTCCACTTCTTCGTAGGCTGATAGAAATCTTCACTGATAAAGGTGATGTCGTTATCGACCCGTGCGCTGGAAGCGGTTCCACCTTATTAGCTGCTGCACAGTTGGGACGCAAGGCATACGGATTCGAAATTAAAAAAAAGTTTTTCGCTGATGCGAATAAATTGGTGTTATCGCGTATTCAGCAATCACTATTTGTATAATTCAAATACAGCTTAGAAAGGAATTAAAATATCATGAATGCCTTACAATTTAAAAAACTGAAAATCGGAGATCGAATATTAACCTATAATGGTGCGTGTACCACTGTGACTGACATTGACCGTATGGCAGGAAAGTTGACCTGTGGCAACGGACAATGGAGAGATTACCATCGTGTGCGTATGGCGGTTGAAACAGATCTGCTGGTTGAACATAAGAGAGTTCAGGATTACGTACCACCTGATACAGTCATTCTTTCTCGTGCCTTGTTGCTTAAATTGGGCTTCTCAAAAGTATGTATTCTTCGCGCTATAGAAAATTGCGGGCCGGATGGCTTTTTGGGAACCTTGCAGGATCTTTTTGTCAGAACGGAATTTATCTCTATCGAATATGTGCGGAATCTTGTTCCGGTAATGATAAGGGAAGGACTGATACAAAGAAAGGTTGTAAAACGTGGCTTGTTCAGGCTGACTATTAATAAATGATTAAATAATATACTCGTATTATGGGACAGGAAAGCAGACGGAAGTCTTTTGTTTTTTATACTGAATGGAAAGAGGTGTTAGTGGATTATCCACCGGAGGTCAGACTTGAAGTGTACGATGCGGTCATTGAATATGCCGAGTCGGGGACATTGTCGGAGCTGAGACCGTTGGCTAAAATGGCATTCTCCTTTATAAAAAAACAGATAGACTCTAATAAAGACAAATACGACGATATTATAGCAAAAAGAAGTGAGGCTGGCAAGAGAGGTATGGCCAGTCGGTATAATAAGGATGTAACAAAAGATAGCAAAAGTAACAAGTGTTATCACAAAGTAACAAATCTAACAAGTGATAACAAAAGTAACAAGGGCTATCAAAGCGTAACAAACCTAACTATAAATGATTATGAGAATGATAATGATGATGTTTTATTTCAAAAAGAAGAAGAAAAAGTTTTTGGTTCTTCCCCCTTGAAACCCTTGCAGGAATTGTTTGATGAGATGAAGCGGAACGATTCCTGGGCGGAAGGCCTCATCATGAACAAACATCATGAGGGATACAAGGCTTTCAATCAGGAAACATTATCGAACTTTCTGGAAGAATTTTTCCGGAAACTTCAGAATGAGAATTGTACAATGGTCAATCCGGGAGACGAATATAGGCATTTCTCCAATTGGCTGAATAAAAAGCTTGAATGTAAATCCGATGAAAGAACCAAAACAGATAAAAGAACTAATGCCCGGACCGGAGGACAGGACTACAATTACGGTCATGAAATCGATCCCCCACACATCATCAAACTGGGAGGACAGGGGAAAGTATAACTTCCGGATGGGAGACGTAAGGATGATGTTGTCCGATGAGGAAATAGAGAAGTTCTGGAAGCACAGGCTGATACTTTCCATGCGGACTGTTACTCCTGATTTCATGGTGGACGATTCAAATTGTCAATTGCTAAGCGAGATATACCAATGGGTATGGCATAAGTCAGATGTGCTGTCCGGAAAGAAAGGAATATTGCTCTATGGTCCGGTGGGAAGCGGGAAGACCACCATCTTGAAAGGACTGCAAGTCTATATGGCACTTATCAACAGACTGGTATACGGTTGTCGCCGTTCCGACATCTGTTTTGAGATGCGTTCGGCCACGGAGATAGCCTTACGTTATTCCTCCCAAGGTACGGAGGCGCTTGACAGATGGACAACAAAAGGCATGGCCGGACACCTGATAATTGACGAGATTGGGCGGGAGGAAAATGCAAAGCATTTCGGTACGTCGTGCAATGTCATACAGACCATCTTGCAGATGCGTTACGAACTTCGGCATGAGATGCTTACATTCGGTACGACAAACATCGACATGGAGGATTTGTCGCAGTTTCGCAACCTATACGGAGATTATGTGTTGGACCGTGTCAAGGAGATGTTCAATATTGTTCACCTTGGCGGCAACAGCCGTCGTAAATGGATATAAAATGGAAAAAGAACTAGAAAAACTACAAAGGCAGCTTGCTATGGCGATAAAGGAACGCCGTTACGCCAGAATGGCCGAGCTGCAACGAAAAATTGCGGCCTTGCAGAATGTTCGTGAACATGTGCCGTTGTCATTTCTTCTACCAAAATTTACACCACAGGAGAGGGATAAGGCGCTGGTGTTGATGCATCAGGTATTCGTATTCGCTGACATGCTTTATGGCGCGGCGCTGGAGTTCGAGGAATATCTTAAAGGATTTGATCGTTCCGTAACCCTTCCCGTAGTGGTCAGGGCGAAGAAGGCTGCGGCAGAGTGCCGGGACATAACCCGGTATGTAGACAGTTTCGGTGATGAGCGTATGAGCGCGTTATTCGGAGAAATGTGTGATGAAATAAGCCTCAACGCACAGAATGTTATTTATCGTTATGTCCGCAAGGAAACAAAAAAACAGGAACCATGAGAAAAAAGATGTTATTATGGGTGATAAGACTCATACGGCTCTTCCACAAGGAGGATCAGTTCATACCGCAGTTGCGCTCCGTGCCGGAAGGCAAGGTGCTGCCGAACAGGCTTTACCGTCATTTCGGACGTATACTTGTATCGCGCGCTAATCCGCAGAAAGTAGAGATGCGTTATTATTATGCGGAGATAGATCCGGCCATGTCCGTACGTCCGAAAGATGATGACTGGAAGGAATGTAGCGAGATACATTATAACGAGCTTATGACAAGAAAGGATGCGGTTACGAAATATGAGCAGACCGGAGCACCGTGCGAACATTGCGCATGTCAGATATATGGTCTTCCATGTCATTGTGCTTTTCCAAGGGGAGCCATGACAGGCTATTTCGAACTGTTGCATTGCAACAAACAGTATTCTAATAATCCAACCATTTAAATAAAAAAGACGACAATGAAAATTAATGTATTCAGGACACAGTGCAAGGAAGGTGCGCGTGTCTTTTTTGACGGGGATATCACCTGTACGGGGACAGTAAGGAAGATTTCAAAGGACGGGAGTCGGGCGCTTGTGTGCTTTGACAACGGGGATGTGTCCTGGAAAGAGTATTTCATGATTGATTTTATTGAGGACTAGCCATGGAGAACAAGAGAAAAAATATTCTGATCCATCCGGATCATATAGAGGATCTGGATAAGAAATACAAGCGGCTGGAGGAAAACAGAAAGGAGCCGGTAAGGACAGGTTATACATCTATATGCCGTCTTCGGAATACCAGACTGCACAGGGACATTCTTTTCAGACGGATGTTTGTCCGTGACAAAATGCCCACCGGAGCTTTTATAATATTTAAAGAACTGGGGAAGGACAGCGTCATGCTCCAGCCATGCAAGCCTGAATGGATGAACCGGACACATATCAATCATGTGGGAGGACGTTTCCTCGGATGTCTTCGCTTCTTTTCCAGCTATGCTGATTTGGATACGACACCGCCAAGCCAGATATTGTATGATCTGAAAATAGATCCGCTGGTAACCTCATACACTTTCCGGCTTGAGGAATGGAAAGTGCAGGACGAGCATGACGGTGAGACGGTAGCGTACAAACTGATACCGTTGTTTCCGCTATGAAACTGGCAAACATACCGTCAGATATTAAAAGAACAGCACGGGAACTTAAGATTCCCGTGCTTCAGCATCATATATATGTTAATGGCAGGCATAAGCATGTGACTATAAGTAAAAAATGTGTTCGGAAAGCCGGATTGACGGAAAAATACTCTGTACAGATCGTTGTGCTGGGGGAAGTGAGGGCATATATGATATTCTCTTATGATCCGTTGTGTGAGAACCGTCCCCATCTTCTTTTTCTTCCCTCATCTTGTGAGATTCATAGTCCGTATGTGACACGTGCTTTGCAAAGAATCGGGGGTGGGAATGAGATATGCAGGTTGCGCTTTCATGGGAAGCCGGTTTTTCTGAAAGGCAAGGACGGTACTGTCGTGACCGTTGTGTGGCGGATCTCGACATCTCCGGTAAGGGATATAGCCTCAACTGTTCAGAATATACAGAACAGGAACATGTAAGTTGTTATATTTGTGATGTTTATTATTCATTTTATAAAAAAGAAGTATTATGACGGAGAAACAAATATCTTTCTCGGGACTTAACCTGACACCTTATTCCGATATTTCTCCTGACGGGCAGCTTTCCGCATCTGTCGGGCTGGAGATTCATGACGGCAGTATCAGGCCTTCTGTTCTTGCCGGAGAGAAATATATCCTTCCACAAAGTCATAACTCCGCTAAACTGTTATATATACATTCCGCTACGTCATATTCACATTTTATTTTTCAAGACGGTCTGTCATTATATTGGGCTGATGTGAATAATAAGGGGGAATTGTCACTTACATTGCTGGATGAGTCTATACCTGCCAGTTCATTGTTGTCGGTAGGAAACACGCTTGTCGCCTTTGCTGAGGACGGGATGCATTATTTCTTATGGAAAAATGGAAACTACAAATATCTGGGGCAGAAACCTCCGGAACCACTTTTGGTGTTTTCCTTGCATTCAACTGTAAGAAGAAGCGGAGAATTTGAACTGTACAAGAAGGAACAGATGTGGATTAATGGGGATAAATGGCAGATAAAAGATGAATATGTACAGGGGATATCCACAAAAGTACATGCTGAGATAAACAAGTACATAGCAGAACAGCAAGAAGACGGATATTTCATTTTCCCTTTTTTTGTACGTTATGCATACCGCCTTTATGACGGTTCTGTCATCATGCAGTCCGCACCTGTGCTTATGTTGCCTAATGACTCCGGTGCACCGGTGGTAGTCAGTAAAATTGAGCGGCTGAGTCAGGTGATTTTTACCGGCATTGGTTATATATCCTCATTCTGCTCATGGCTTTCATACGCATGTGCCAACAATGACAAGGAGGCGATACAGGAGTGGGGGGATATTATAAAAGGAGTGGATATTTTTATATCCTCCCAATTCTATACATTTTATACGGACGGTGATATAGACATGAGTCAGAGTCTGTTGAAAGATCTTCCCCAAGGCAAGAGCAACACATACGGATATATTATGGATGATTTGTCAGAGTACTCCTATCCACCAAGGCCTTTTAGCGAGGCTTATGATAGAAAGTTTGGAAACGAGGCTGCTGCTACATATGCATGGGGCATGGAAGTACGTAATGAGTTCAAGGAGGAAATATGTAACGCCTCCCTCTTTTATCATGTGAAGACTCTGGAACTGGACGAACTTTCCAGCGACATCCGCTATCTGTTTGGTGCGGAAGGGGACATGGATCATATTTTGAGCAATTTGGAACTTAGGGAGACATTGACAGATGATTATATGACACACGATATCATCATTCCTGACTTTTCCACGACATATAACAGCCGTCTGCATATTGCAAATGTGAAAAGAACTTTTTTCAAGGGATTCAATCCCATGTGTATATCACAATTTCTAGGTCGTGGGGATTCTTCGGTTTCAATATATACGTATATACATGGGAGCAACGGGGATGTTGTAGTCAAAAGTGATACGGAAGTTTTGGAACAGATACTTCCTGTATATCTGTTTTATCCTGATACAGATGCGTATAAAATGGTGATTGTGGTCGGTTCCATGGTGTTTGAGTATCCTTTGGCGGAACATCCGACTTTAAATGGGGCGTATTTTTGTAGCTTGTTAAAAAATACAAATGAATCGTCGGCATCCGTACCGTCCGTTACACCCTTGCAGTCTGAGGAACTGAGCAACAAGATGTTTGTTTCGGAAGTGGGAAACCCTTTTTATTTCCCATTGAATGGAGTTTATACAATAGGGAACGGTGACATTTATGCAATGTGTCCGGTTACTACAGCCATATCACAGGGACAGTTCGGACAATTCCCCATGCTACTGTTCTGTTCTGACGGAAATTATGCGATGAGCGTCAATTCTGAAGGGTTTTATTCAACCATTTCTCCGATACAGAGAGACGTATGCCTGAATTCCAGATCAATCACACAGATGGATTCGGAAGTGTTGTTCATTTCATCCAGAGGTGTTATGATCACAAATGGGGCTTCTATAGATTGTATATCACAGGCGTTGCAGGGAGTTTTCGAACCTGTGCCGGAAGAAATCGGAACAAATATGGAAATGATTGACAAACCTCCTATTGAACTGATCAAGACAGCCATGATAGCCTATGATTATGCGAACCAGCGGATTATTTTTATGCTGAAGGATATGGATACGTCTTTTGTGCTTTCTCTTCCTGAAAACAGATGGAACACGGCCGTGTTTGGACGTGTTAAATCTGTTGTCAATATATTTCCATATTCGTATGTGCATATTGAAGACAGGATTGTCCGGCTCACAGATATATATGATTATTCCTCCGAGGTGATAAATAAAGGGATTGTTGTTACAAGAGCGTTGAAACTGGATACTTTGCAGTTAAAACGGCTTATGGATATGTCGGTACAAGGCATCTTTTCAGGTAAGCAGAAAATGATACTGTTTGCTTCACAGGATGGAAAGAAATGGTATAAGATAGGGGAAACGCAGGCCAGACGTGTGGGAGCGATAAGAGGAAGGTATTTCAAATACTACCGCATTGCGTTGGAAACAGCACTGACAGCTAAAGAGAACATATCAGGAATACGGCTGATATATGATATCATGCCTGAAAAACGACTAAGATAACGACTTATGAAACAAAAAGGTAAAGTCTTGACAGTATTCCGTCTTGAGGGAGGAAGCGGACAGGAAGCGCAAAGAGAGGAAATCGGGAATAGCAGGAGAGGGGGCGTTGGCCTTCCGTCTTATTTACCGGGAGGAGGTAATGACAACCAGTCTATTTTTGACAAGTCACTGGCGGCTGAAAGTTATGTTGATGCAGTTGATATATGCTCATCAACATTCAATTACCTATATAATTCCGCTTTCTCAGATAAGACAGGATGGGAGTTTTTTAATCTTTCAGATGATGCTTTGGGGGCATATACGGATTTGTATGAGTACCGGAAGTTGCTGCATATTAGCAATGGGGGAGTGTTACAGAAAAACAGCCTCATCAGGAAGCCGGAGAAACATAGGATATTTAATGAGAAGAAAGGAGAACTGACGGAAGAGAACATTTCTATAACTGTTGACTACACGGAAGAATATGATGCTTTGTTTCTTTCAGTGCGGTTCCTTTGTAAATCCTCAGGTGATCTTACAATAGGTTTTACGGATACACAGGGAGATTATGCGTTGAAGACGAAGCATATTGACCAATCGGAGGAATGGCAGGAATATGAACTTTCTGGGAAATGGACCGGAATTGGTGATTTTTATTTGTCATTTACAGGATTGATAATCGTTGATATCTTGAGGTTGGCGGACAAAGCGTATGATGATCATCGTAAAGAGTTCAGGACATACCAGAGCCAGACCAAGCAGAATCTTGAGCTTATGGTGTCCGCTATAAACGAGTTGAAACGGATGAAATCAGAATATGACAAAAAAATTGAGGAAATATCAAAATCCTTGATCGAGATACGTGGTGAGATACCGGATGTAAGCGGCTTGGAAACCAGTTTGTCCGAACTGGAAAAACGTGTGTCCGCATTGGAAAAAGCCGGTTCCGGAGATGGCACATAGTCCGATCTTTCGGGACCGGCACCGTATCAACTCCAGTCCGTGGGTCTCCTGCCCATCAGTTTTATTCTTGAACGTAAGGCATCACGCAAACCCTCTATGTCACCGGTAAAGAAATTCGCGTATTCTTTCGCCTTTTCCGGAAGTTGGTTATTAAGGACAGCACTCATTACATAATCCACCATCATACGGTGTGCGCAACTTTTGATGGTTTCCGTCATGCTGATATTGAAACTTGCAGGCATGGAAAGCTTTAATTCATACATGCCGAAGTCACCAAAAAAGTAAGTCACCTCCGCTTTGCCGTCACTGCCTTCTATCTTTATCCTCTCGTTTGATGAAGGGATATACTCAAACTGCCCGGTACCGGTTACTTGACCAAGCACCTTGTCTGTTGATGTGCTTACCGTTACAGATACGTCTGTAATAACTCGGATGATGTAACTTTGTCCGGGTATAAGGCTGTAAGTTCCCAGTGATCCAGATGATATCGTTTCAGTACTTCGGTTCATTTCGTTGATTCTCTCAAGACGGTTGTCGTCTGTGTCCCGGCCTGTTATCAGATATTGCTGACAGACGCGTTTCACCTCACCGAAAGCCTCCGTCATCGCTCTGGCCACAACCGGCTTTGTGGCCTCATCATCAGGTGTCATTACTTCTGATGCAGTTTCTTCTGTATCTTCGCTCTTTTGTAATGAGCGTCCTATCAGATTGCATTGCACCGCTACATCGTTTACTATCTGCTTTTTCAGCAGGCGTATCCAAATTTCTCTTTCTCTCATGGCTTGTATATTAAAGGATTATTATATCTGTCTCTTAATATAACATCTGGACCGGATGGATTTTCTGTTGTAAGCACATCCATGCCTGTGCAACCTATTCCTGTATAAAGGTTGTCTCTGTTGCGTTGTCCGTAGTCTGCATTTCCGGACTGGCTCTGTTGTAACTCATAGTCATTGTTATTGCGTTGTTCGTAGTCTGCATTTCCGGACTGGCTCTGTTGCAACTCATAGTCATTATTATTGCGCTGTTCGTAGTCGGCTTCTGGTACGATGAATTCTGATCGTTGGTTTAGGGCGGATACTATTTTTTTCAAGTATCCGGATGCACTGGTCCTGTATCCTTCACAAAGTTCTTTATCCGTTGTAGGCTCCAGCCATGCGGCTGCAAGATAATGTGAAGCATACAGTCTCATTGCCGTGCGTATCATGTCCGTGATACCTTCATCCATGCGTATGAAGTTTTTGAATTCAATGATAATTTCATTCCCGGAAGAGGTCATGTTTATATCATTACTGTCTTTAATCTTGCGCCGAAGCTCGCCTTCCGCTTCATTTACTGCGGCGGTAAGATAAAGATCCAGTACAGCTTCATTGTCTTCTGTTGCTGCTATATCTGGATAATTACCGCCGGCTTTTCCTGCCCGGGCTGTAAGCGCAATGACATATTTGAATATTTCCGGTTTGTTTATGGATGTTTTCATAAGTCTTAACTGTTGCAAAGTGCATATTCTTTGGTCATTTTCTTATAATTGTCAAATGCTTTTTCAAATTCTTTCTTCTCATCTATCTTCTGTGAGTTCCATGGAATGAAGGAAGCGATGGATTCGAGTGCGTATTTCCAGTTCCCCTTGAAGCAGATGGCACGGTCGTCTAAATATATGTCGGCTATGGGCTTTCCGGAATTGCTGCCTTTAGGCTGATCCGGGTTTTCGTTTATGTAATCATAAGTGATGTGATTGTCATTCAGGTATTTCTTTAATTTGGAACTGGCGGTGCGTGTTGTGAAAATGATGATTGTGAATCCTTTCTTTTTTAGGACTTCCATGGCACTTTGTACACCATCAATCGGATCACCGAAGATGTCATTACCTTTAAATCCGTCGTATTGTGCTATGACTCCGTCAAAATCCACACATATTGTTTTCTTTTCCATATAAAAAACGATTAATAGTACAAATATAATCTCATCTGCCGTATCTGCTTTGATATAATGCTGACTGCATTATATACATTCGTCCAGTTCTTATTAAGCTATTTTTGTCGTAAAAGAATAATGAACATGCGCGATAACGAACAAATATCTGACTCCTTGCTTTACGGGCATCGAAAATTCGACGGACAGCGGCGGGCCGAGAGATGGCTGCATGTAGCCTATAATGCATATTGCCGTCTTGCTCCTTTCAGAAAGATGCGTGCCGAATGCAAATCGTATGCCTACGGGAAACAGTATGAGAGGCAGATTGTTTACAACGGGCGGCATATAACGAAGGAGCAATATCTTAAGGAAAAGGGTATACCTGCATTGCAGACCAACATATTGGGTAAGATCAAACGGGTCGTACAAGGGCAGTTCAGAATGAACGATACCGCGCCGGTATGTAATGCTGTTGATCCGGAGGAGAAGGAATATGCAGACATTATGTCAGCCTTACTCCGGCAGAACATGAAGCTCAACAGGCGTTCAGAACTGGATGCGCGTACTTTTGAGGAATATCTTATATCCGGTCTGCCTATATATAAAATTTCATGGGCTTATCGTCGTGGAAAACTGGACGTGTTCACTGATTATGTGAATCCGAACTTTGTATTCTTTCCTGACAGTCTTGATTTTAATCTTGCAGACATACGGTTTTGTGGTCTCCTTCATGATCTTGACTTCTCCGAGGTGCTTGCTTTGTTCTCACATTCGGATTCTGATGATATAAAGTTGAAGGAGATATATAACCATTGCCTTGATAATGAATATATCGCCTCGCAGTTCAGCCGTGACACACGCACGTCACAGATTGAATCCACCGATTTCTACTATCCTTCGGAATTCGGAAAATGCCGTGTTATTGAATTATGGACGAAGGAGAGGAGGAAGGCCTGGTTTTGTAATGATCCCTTGGAGAGTGAGCCTTATTTTGTTCCTTATGATCAGAAAGAGAGCATTAAGGAAATAAACCGTAGCCGTCTTGAACTTAATATAAAACGTAATCCCGATGGATCCCCCATGCTAGATACGGACGGGGCTCCCATTACATTCATGGATCCGGATAAATATGCGGCCGAGAATCTGATCACTTATGAACGGAGAATCGAGACGTATTGGTATTACCGTTATCTTTCCCCGGACGGATTTGTGCTGGAGGAAGGACAAAGTCCGTATTGGAATGGATCCGAATCTTTCCATCCGTTTGTGTTCAAACCATATCCTTATATTGACGGAGAATTTCATCCGTTCATATCTGAAATTATCCCGTCTCAGGAATATTTCAATTACTACATGGTAGCCCTTGATTTTTATATTCGTAATGCGGCCAAGGGTGTGTTGATGATAGATGAACAGTCCTTGTCTGACAACATGAGTATAGAGGATATAGCGGAGCAGTATGTGAAGAGTAACGGTGTAATATTATATACAAGCAAAAGATCTGGCAATGCCCCTGATACAAAGACCGCATCATCCATCCCGGGAGGATTCGACTATATCATACAACTGTCACGTTCCATGGTGGAGGACGTGTCAGGAGTTCAGGCGGCACTACAAGGTAAATCGGGAAGTTCCGAGAGCGGTGTGCTTTATCAGGCAAAGGCCGCACAGGCCTCATCATCCATACTGGATCTTATAAATACATTCAACTCATTTCTTACTGAAGTGGCATATAAGGTAGTAAAGGTGATGCAATGTTTCTATACAGGCCCGAAAGCGGTCAATGTCGCCGGTGAATCCATTCCCTATAATATGGATACAATGTATGATATTGACATTGATATCTCAATTAGCGAGGATAGCGACAGCCCGGTATACAGGGCGTTGACAAACCAGCTTTTAATGGCACAGGCTGAGAAGGGGCTTATACCGTTCAAGGCGGCATTGGAAGCCGGCAATTTCCCGAACTCCAGTAAGATTATTGCGGTACTGGAAAGATATGAGAAGCAGTTACAGGAGCAGCAGGCAGCGCAACAGATGATGTCGTAAGTAGTGATTGAAAATTTTAATATTTCTTATAATAATGGATTATACAACAATTAAACTGGTGGTTGTAAGTATTAAAAGTTAGTATAAATAATAAAGTAATGAGAGATGTAATTTACAATTTTATCAACGAGCACATGATGATACATATTGTGCTTATAGCCTTGTGTATTGCGGCTACAATGGGGGCTATGTTAGTGGACCTTATTACGGGAGTTATGAAAGCCAAGCAACGGGGAGAGGCAAGAACATCCACGGGGTATAAGAAAACAGCCGTTAAGGCGAAGAAGTATTTCACTCCATTTATAGAGTTGTGCTTTATTGATCTGTTATGCTGTGTGGTTATCCCCTTTCCTGTTTTTTCAATGATTTGGACGGGTTACTGCATTTTCTGCGAGTTTACATCGGTACGTGAAAAATCGTGGGAGAAAGCGGAGTTGCGCAAGGCAGAGAAGACAATGAGTGTGATTATCGAAAACAAAGATGATATCGCCAAGATCATGGCTCAAATACTATTTGACAACGAAAATAAGAAGGAGGAAAAGAAATGAAGTATTTTACGATTGCGGAACTCTGCAAGTCAACGACTGCTGACCGGCTTGGAATTAACAACAGATGCAGACTGGAGCATGTGACTGCTCTGACTGCCTTGGTAGATAATGTACTTGATCCATTACGTGAGTGGTGGGGAAAGCCTATAACAGTAAACAGTGGTTATCGCTGTCCGGAACTTAATGCGGCCGTCAAGGGAAGTAAGTCTTCTCAGCACATGAAAGGGGAAGCTGCCGATATTGATACTGGCGACCGTCAACAGAACAAGTTGCTGTTTGAGCATATCCACAAGAACCTGCCCTATGACCAATTGATTGATGAAAGCAATTTTGCATGGGTGCACGTCAGTTATCGGGCTGACGGTGCCAATAGAAAGCAAGTGTTAAGTTTATGAGACAAAGAATCTATATATGGATTGCGGTAGCGATAGTGCTTTTACTTGTCTTTTCGTGTAAGACCAGATATGTTCCTGTGGAGATCAAGACAACGGAAACAGTGGAAGTACATGATACCACCATAACAGAAAGACTGGTCCCATACAAAGATAGTACTGCGACACGTGACACTGTATCTTTTCTTTCCAACCCTTATGCGTACAGCTGGGCTAGATATTCAGGTGGAATGTTGCAACATTCGCTGGGAATATGGCCAAATTCGGTACTTATAGTAACAGTACCTCATTATATGACGGTAACCAAGCGAATCGAAGTACCTAAGATTGTAGAGGTGGAGAAAAAATTAAACTGGTGGCAAAAAACAAAAATAGAGATAGGTGGATGGTCTATGATAATGAATATATTGCTTGTATCTATGATGATTGTCAGATGGTTAAGAAAGAAAGGAGGTGCCCGTTATTTATAGATTGTATTTTTTCAATTCAGTCTTTCGTTATAACAAAAATCTTCGGCGGTCCGGATTGTAAGAAAAGGACCGCACGCTCCTTATCAGGTAGAAGTCGCTAAGGAGAAACAATACGTCGGAACAAGAATTGTTTTGCGGTCCCAGACTGCTTAACAATTTTCCGACGTATTTTGTTTATCCAAACAGTGATTATATGAAAAGTGATGAAATATATAAGGATGTATTGCAGGTTGTCGCTTCAGTGACGGGAATATCTGAAACAGGTATTATACATAGCAATAAAGAAGAGTGTGCGAATGCCAGATATCTTCTTGTGCGTTATTTAGCCAAGATTTTCTCTGACACGGAGATAGCGTCATTGACTAACAGAACCAAACAGGCTGTCGGCTCGATGCGGCGTAATGCTAAAAAACAAAGGGTATGGATTGTGGAAAACAATTGGAAAGAAATAGTAAACAAACTGGAAAATAAATATTTTATCTGCAAGTAATTTATTCCGTAATTTGCCTTTGCGGTCAATATTGACCGTGATATGTAAAATCATAATTATGGATAATATTACAGGTATGAGCATACAGGAGTATGCTGCAATGCGAGAGCTTGAATGTGAGCACAAGAAGGGATGGGGATCAACCACCGCCTTATGGGTGATTGCTGCTGTCATTGTCATTGCGTTTTTTGTTTATAGCTGGCATAATAGCTGCAACGAGCGTACTCAGTTTGCGGTTGGTCTGGCTAACTTGACAGGACGTGTTAACTGTATGGAGCCTGATGTACGCTGGACCGGACAGCAGTTGTACGCTGCAAATGGTGCGATTTCCGCAACAGTGCAAGGTGTTGGAGATATGAAGGCGAACTTCGGTGACCAGTTGTTCCAGCTGAACCGCGAGGTGTTCTACGACAATGGACACGGATGTGGAAGAAATCGGAATAATTGCGGTTGCGGATGTGGCGGACGTGAGTTCAACCAGCGTTCAACCTATAACCTTGCTTCCACGCAGGTTACAGTAGACGAGACTTGCCGTAGTTAAGTTTTAGAGGGTGGTATTCCACCCTCATTTTATTTAATTTTTAAAAGATGAGGATATGATTTCAAAAATAGGAATAAGACAATTTGCAGTAGAACAGGCTGTAGCTATAATGGGGACTGGTACACCGCAGAAGGATGTGGTTGCGAAGGCAGCGGAAATTGAGGCTTATGTTGTCGGTGAGGCTGACATACCGGAAGTAAGCAATGATACGGATACCATTAATGATATCATGGGTAATGCCATGCAGATGATTAATGGGATATCCGGAACTGAGATTCCTGTTGAGGAAAAATCAAAAAAAAGTAAATGATGGGATTTTCCATGTTTCAAACTAAGAAACCGCAAACGGAGTTGAAGTTTACAACAAGGGCCGAGGCGTTTAGTTATATGCTAATGTATATGACAGAGGAGAAACATGCCGAACCGCTGGAGGCGGCACAGAAAGCCAATGAGTTTGCGGATATCTTTGCCAGAAACATGGGTATCCCTCTTAAGATTGAGCCGGAGCCACAGGGGGTGGATAAATACCTGTCAATGGCTACCAAGATAGCAAACTATATAGAAGAACATCCTAAGGTGGTTGAATACGGCGTTCCGGCTTTGACATTCGTAGCCGGTTTGTTCACCGGGAAAAAAGTGGAGCAGGTCAATGATAACATGTATGGCCAGCGTTCGGTACCGTCTCAACCGCAGGAAGAGATAGATTTTGATAAAATACCTGATTGATTATGGCATTAAGGAAATTATATATTGTGGTGGATTGCGAGAATGACGAGCAGAAGGAAGCTGTTCAGACCGCATTCAACGAATTGTCTAATACGCGGGCTTTGACCAGCCGGACGGTTATCAGCATGTATCCGTTTTTCAAAAAACATCGTGATGATCTGTTTGAGCTGTTCAATATGGTCAAGACAGGCGGTGTCAAATCGTTGTTGTCTGTAAGAGGTGGAACATTGATTAATAACTTGAGAAAGGGTTGATTATGAGAGTGGAAGGCAAATGTATAGGTGATTGCAGCAAATGCCAGTTGCTGGCAAATGGTGAGGTGGATATGATTCCGTGCATTCTTGACCAGATTTTTATCCGGACAAGGAAAATCGAGAAAGAAAACGCTTTTATCAGGAGAAGTCTTGATTCCATGATGCAGGACAGAAATACAATCCAACTTGCCGGTTTGAGTGATAACGAAGATAAAACAGATTGATTATGAAGTATACATTCAAAGAAATGTTGGACGATGCGAAAAGGGCGGGTCTGACAAGTGACAAGGTCATGATGCGCAGTGTGGAAAGCATGAGCGAGCTTCTGTGCCTTGTGAAGGAAGAACATCCGGAACTGTACTGGAAATTTATGCGTGAGCAACATGGAATCATGTATGGTAATCATTACAATGAAGCTTTTGCGATGTTTGATGTCGGCATGATGAGGTACATTGATAGGGATGGAAAGAAATGTGAGGGTGCGCACTGGACGGCGGAACAGATAGAGGCAAGTACCCGGATGATGGGATTTTCGGCTGGAACTACGAAATGGGACAAGTATGTAGCGTTCAATGCCTTTTATTCCGATCTTTGCACAGTTTATAATGATGAACAGATCATTAAAGGTGCTCATAAGTTCTATTTTGAGGATCAGGACTGGGGGGACACAACAAAGATTTGGGATTATGTGTATTGCAAGAATGCAATGGTCTGATTCTTTGTAACAGACGGTTTGTGCTTATCAAAAATCGAACCGTCTGTTTTTGATAAGCACTATGATTCCAGTTTTTCCCGTATTTCCTTCAGAAGCCGGAAAGAGCCTGCCATCTTGTAATTCCCAAGATTCTGTTCTGCCTGCATTATAAGGCTTTCTACTGTCAGAGGGAGGTCGGGAGAAAATGAGGATTTGTTGATTTGCAATGTTTTAGGTAATTCTCTCGTATTAAACCATTCCACCATTTCCCTTAATTCTTCCTCTGAGTAAGCTTCATGTGTTTTTGCATTTTTCATAATGATCTTGTTTTTGATTTCCGCAAAGATACGAAATTGAAAGCAAATCACAATTATTCTGTATTACTTGTAGAAGATTCAGGAGTGTGTGAACGTATCAAGGATCTAGCTATTGCAAATTCAGATTCCGCACCGGTATTTTCATTTATTGAAATATGATAGAGACCGGCTGCATAATATGCTAATGCTCCTGCATATTTGTTATGAAGGTTGATTTCTCCGTTTTCTGAGATTGAAGGAGTTGGAATATACCTGAGGCTGTATCTCCCCTGTTCTTTTACTGCATGGGCAATGATTGACCTCATGGTATCGTTGGTGATGAATGCTACCGGTATTGAGGGACCATTACCTACACCGGGAGCTGATGAATATTGTGCGCTGTATAGTGGCGAATTGTCCGGATATAACATAGTGACCGGATATCTCCACCCAGTCAGGTTCACACTGACAAGCCTGATATAGTCCGCAGGTATTTTTATGTAGGCAAAAAACAAACCGTCAGGACGTTTCTCGAATGAGATTGAGGATGAATCTGTCATTTCCGAAGCTTCGGCCATCACCCCTTCGTCATTCATCAGTGCGAGTAGCGCGAGTCTGATGAACTCTTTTAATGCCTCATCGGTCTCAATCGTGAAACTGTCTTCTTCTGTCGCACTCTCATTGATGATTGTGCGTAAAGTCTTTAGTATATCTTTGACAGGTATCATGAGGCTTAGTCTAATGGATAATTGGGAAATTGTATGCCGTGTTCTTTGCATAATGAGGACAGAGCCTCCTTATTTCCACATTGCGAGCGCGGTACTTTGAATCTGACCTCAAAAAAATCCTTCGCTTCAAGGAATGAGGTCACATTTTCAATATCCTCTTGTATGTCTCTGTCTTCTTGAATGCCTTTTTCTTTGGTCGGTTCTGCGCTTTCGGATTCTTTTTCTTCCTGCTTAGAAGATGCCGGAGGAATATAGGTGCACATCCGCTTTCCAAGGATGCTGTATCTTTGTTTTACCTCTGTTTCCTGTAATACGGAATTTACGTCATTTTCGTCATGTATTACATCTTCATCTTCTTCTATTGTTTCGGTAATGCGTCCTTCCCGATACCATTTGTGCGCCCTGATTTTCTCAGCCAGTTCTCTATCCGTTGTATGATAGGTTGATTTGCCACGGAAAAAAGCGGAGAAGTTGACGTACATCATCCGTCCGCAGTGAATGACTGCAAATGATAGTGAGGAGCTCGCAACGAATTTATAAAGTTTCTTCATACATTATTAATAATGATGAGGTGGATTTCTCCACCTCTGATGATGATTAAGGTTCTATTATACAGTCTGGGATTCAGGAACTGGAATCTCAACATATTCCGGAATGGACAGACGCGCGTGGGCATCTGGGAATCCAAGTGTCCAGCAGGAGAACTCCTGCATGACAACAGCGTCACTGTTACTTATGAACAGTTCTTTCAGATTGTATGTGCTGCGCTCCCAGTTCTGGAATACCCATTTGTCAAGATATTCAGGATCAAGAGAGAAACCTCTTCCGTTGAATCCCCAGGCGTTGAACAGGTCATGGCGGTAAAACAGAAGTTTTGTTCCCATGCTTTCGAATGACTGGAAGTCAAGTCTCCATTTGTTGTAGTCACGTTCCGGCTCGAAGATACGTGTGCGGTTGTTGGTCTTGATCTTGCATAATGCCGCATAGATGGTATTGTCAACAAATACAAGTTTTGTGCGGCTTCCGTTACCGGCACCTTCAATGATGCGTCCTACAAGGTCTACAAGCTCATCCTCCGAGATTACATATTGCTGCACATATTTTCCTTCTTCCACCACAGGATTTCCGGCAGAGTCAAGCACTTTTTCCCAATGTCCGATTTCAAGGTCTTTTCCGGCGCGGTACCAGATACCTTCACAAGTATATACATTGCCTTGTCCGTTCACTGCATGTTTGCTCTTGATTCCGAACAGTCCGGAGGCTTCCATACCGATACGCATGTCTTCCATTGCCATCCGTTCCACACGTGTGAATGACCATTCCACCTCGGTCTTACTCAACCGGTCATAGATAGTCTGCTCTACCTGCATGATAAAACGCTGGCAATATTGTTCGTCCGGTGATGGAAGCTGGTAATACCTTCCTGTAGACACATCCTTTTCAGCGGCCGCGCGCCCCATTCTTAGAAGGACGGTACCCTTTGCAAGGGTCGGAATAAGATAAGGATTCTTATTGTTTGATTGTTTTCCGTTTACGGCATAGACAAGCGGAAGGTTGGTCTCACTGTTGATTGCGTGCACGCGCAGCATCAATGGGTGTTCAGGATCCACTTCATCGGTACCGGATTTGTAACCGGAAACAAACGTTCCGTCAGCGTTCAGGACAAGAAGCGTATCCATTGCGCCCACAATGTTATTATCTTCCAGTTCTATCGCTTTCGGAGTCTCGGTAGTCATGGCTTCAAGCTGCTTGGCAAGGGTAGCCCGTAGCGGACGCTGTCCGACACTGTAGTACTTGATTACGATGCTGTCCGATTTGTTTGTCGCCCCATGGCGCAGAATCTGATCAATAGGCGTGCCGGTAAACTTCATCTCGACAATTGTCTTGTCGATCTGCTTCACGTACCATTCCGCGTCCATGATTTTCTCGTTCTTTGTTACGGAACTTTCCCCGCCTACTACCTTTCCGCCATCCCCTAGATCCTGGACTGAGCCTCCGTCCGAAACATCGGCGGCACATGCATAACCTCCCCCGGTCGCTCCGGCAAGGAACATGAGCAATACGGAAAAGAAAAATTTGAATGTTGATTTTAACTTTTTCATTGTTCTCGATTTGTTTTTAAATTTATAAATAAAAGTTGTGATATGAGCCTGAAAGCAATAGACGATTAAATACGTCTCTTCATGTCTTTATAACGTTGTAGGGTAGGATCCTCCACTTTTTCCTCACCTCCTCCGTTCCCGCCTCCTCCAAGGTCCGTCGGAGCTTTTTCCGCAAGATTCCTGTGTATAGCTCCCGGACGTGCGGTACGTCCCTGTTTACGTCCTTCCTCTCGGGCGGCTTCTATTTCCATGTCCATATTGAAGGCATGGATGATTCTTTTCCAGTCTTCCGCATCCAGTTCGTGCCGGATAATTTTATGAATGATACCGTCTGTATCCTGTGTTCCGTACAGCCATTCCAACATGGAAACTACATTCGCCTCATCAACATTGACCTGCCGCACAGCTTCTGTCAGTGCCTCATCTGTTTTGCGCAGCTTCTCTTCCGCATCTCTTTTTCTTTTTTCCTCATCGGCCGCCTCCTTTATCCGGGCAGCTTCTTTCTCTTTTGCTTTTTTGATGGCCTCTTCCGTTGTTGCAGCTTCCCTGATATCATCCCCGTAATTGGTTATCAGATATTCCACAAGAGAGAACGGTTCACCGTTCTCATCCATGCCGCTTGCCAGACCGGTCAGGATGCCGGCGGCTCTTGAGTCTTCTGCAAGAACTTTGTTGAGGTTCTCTCTCTGTGATTCACTATCGTCATAACGTTTGAAAGAGTCATCAAGGAATTCGCCGACAGCGAGGTCGTCCTCAAGGTCGAGGTCCGGATTTCTGGATGAAACAATATCTCTCCATGATTTTCTTTCTTTTTTTTCTTCCATGATATGTCATTGTTGTCTTATACTGACAAATTTAGTAGTATTAGTTCAAGCCGGATTGATATAATGCAATCTACAGGAAGTACATTCGCTATCATTTAAACAGGAGGTCACATGAAGCACAAGGGAAATATCAGCGAAATACAATTAATAAGGAACAAGGAGATTGTACGTACATTCATTGAATTGAAAAAGACGTGTACATTCTCTTACTACAAGGATATATGCAAGGAAATTGCGGGTATGAAGGCGAAGCAGCATTATGTCAGTGAGGACCGGGCTTACGTGATCTTATACAGATATCTGACTGAAGGCAATATACCTGATTGCAGTCTGTATAAATATGAAATGTATTCCAGCCTAATCCGCTGTTGCCTTGATATCATGAAAAAAAAATCGGAGGCGAATCTCCGTCTTATCGTAAGACTTGCGATAGAGAGACCTTCTGATTCATTTGGGATAAGTCCTGACCGTATACAGCATATTTTATGGAAAGCTGGGATGAAATAGGTATATCACTATGAAAATGAGATATTCCATGGGGCTTTACTTGTGCATGACCGTGTTGTTGCCGTATCATGAATTCCTGTCAGGAAGTCACTGGCTTTATATGTTCGGACATGCCGGATGGCTTCATTATCTTTTGAACGGGATGGCATGGGCTTTTCTATGGAAGGTGATAACCCCTGCACGGACGCTGGTCGCATGGATGTTCGCTGTCGGAATATCATTTTTCATTCCTTCCGGCAGTCCTGTGATCGGATGGAGTGTCATTATCTACTATTATACGGGCTTGTGCCTGTCCTCCATGGATGGGGGAAGGCGTAACAGGCTGTTTGCCATAACCGCTCTCGGTTTCTTTCTGCCGCATATTGCGGGTGGATATCATGCGGCTATGCTGGCGGCCGGATGGATATTGCGTAAACTGGAGGTTGGATGGCAAAGAACATTAAAATAAACCATATAGAAACTCTTTTCTCAGCTGTTGTCATAAGGAATGCGGAGGAGATGATCCGCAGGAACCGTGAACGGGAAGCGGAACTGTTCAAGTCCTATAACCCGTTGACAGGGGAAAACGCTCCCGGAAAACGGAAGAGGATATGTCTGGATGATTTTGTAAATTCATCTGTTTTCCTTCCTATCGAGATGTTCTCCATCGGTTTTATCTATAAACTGGATCTTGCCGGAAGTATAGAGGAGTTCTGCTGGCGGACATACGGGGAATATAATGAGGATCTTCGTAATACTGTCATTCAGGAGTTTCTCCGTTACTGGGCCAAATACGATTTTTATTTCTATTGTTATGCGTATGCGCGTATCAAAAACAAGGAAGGAGGGGAGGATGTGCCTTTTCTTCTGCGTCCGGCGCAGGTAAAGCTGGCTGAGACGTTTGAAAGAATGCGCCGTGCCGGCAAACCTATCCGTGTCATATTGTTGAAAGCCCGCCAGTGGGGAGGATCCACATGTACACAGATATACATGTCATGGATACAGATAATGCATGTGAAGAGTTGGAACAGCATTATTGTTGGACATCAGGGGGATAGCGCAGCTGAAGTGAAGGATATGTATGTCAAGCTCATAACCCAGCTTCCTGAATTCCTTTTTTATGAAGAGGGGATAGAGTTTGACGGCTCTCTTCCGAAGATCAAGGGAGGGGGAACTTCTAACATAAGTCTTATACCTTCCCGGAACTGCAAAATCAAGACGGCAACCGCGATGAATCCGGAGGGCGCCCGTGGTGGTGATTCGGCCATGGCGCATTGTACGGAGGTGGCGTTTTGGCCTCAGACGGAAAAGATGGATCCGCAAAAACAGGTGAAATCATCCTGTTCGGGAATCCTGTACAAACCGTATACGATGATTGTGTATGAAAGCACGCCGAACGGGCAGAATTTCTACAAGGATGAATGGGATCGTGCCAATGGAACGGATGATCATGGGGAGAGACTGTCCGCATTCGAGCCGTTGTTTGTCGCATGGTGGGAGATAGAGGAATACCGTCTCGATCCGGAAGATATGCTGGAATGGGCCTGTACCCTGATAGAAAGGCGTAACGATAAGTCCGGAAACTGGGACTATATGTACTGGCTGTGGACTATTGGAGCGACATTGCAAGGCATCTACTGGTACAGGCAGAAGATGAAGGAATATGCGGACATACAGGACATGCAGCAGGAGTATCCGTCCGATCCGGTGGAGGCATTCAAGTATTCTGGGCAGCTTGTATTTGACATTTACAAGGTAGAACAACTCAGAAGGTTCTGCCGTGAGCCGGTATTCCAGGGGGATATTTCCGGAAAATCCCCGAAAGGTGAACAGGCTGTCGAAGGGCTGAAACTGTTCAGGCGTAAAGGAGGGGAATTGAAAATATGGGAGATGCCAGACAAGACATGGAGGTTGGAAAACCGCTACTTTGTGTCAGTTGATATCGGGGGGAAATATAGGACGAGTGATTACTCTGTGATTACTGTGCTGGACCGCGCGGATATGATGGCCGATAGCGGAGTGCTCAATGAGGACGCTGGACCGCGTGTGGTGGCGGAATGGTACGGGCATACAGATCCGGACCTGCTTGCGATCAAATGTGCGCAGATTGCGTCATTCTATAACAATGCTCTGCTCATTGTCGAGAACAACACGGCTTACAGTAAGCTTAATGATGTAGACACAGACAACGTCAGCGAATTGTTCTTTCCCATTCTTATCCCTCTTTATGATAATGTATATGCGCATAATCGGAGCGAGTTGGAAAAAAGGAGCCAGAAAGAAACCAGATGGGGGTTTAATACCAACCGTAATACAAAAGTGGCCATTATTAAGTATATGGAACAGTGTGTGCGTGACAAACTGTGGATAGAGCGTGAAACCGGAATGATAAAGGAATTGGGATGGTACATGAAATATCCGAACGGCAAATACGGCGCACTTGCGGGGAAGCATGATGATCGGGTAATGAGCAGGGCAATAGGATTATACGTGAGCCGTTTTGAATGGGACAGATATCCGGTGAGTGTGTTGCCCACTATGGAAGAGAAAATGAATAACATGAAACGCCTCAACAGGTCGGCGACGGGTGCGGAGGCTATATTATATAAAAATTAGTAACATTATGGGAAAAATTAAGTTGTTTTTGAAGGCGGTAAAAAGTCTTGTGCAGAAACGCAGGATCGCAAGTCTGTGGAAGTCCAGCTTGTTATTGAAAAAGGCGATAGAAGAGGCTGAGGAAAAGAATAAACAGGACGGAAGGCGTTATTTTGTCATATGGGATCCTGCACAACAGAAGCTCATCTCTATCACTTATGATTATTATAAGGACAGGTGGGACAGTTATAAATATCTTCTTCATCGGGGAAGGTTCCGTATGCGAATGAACCGAGGGCAGTTGAAAGAGATGTGCTTTTATTACACGAAAAGCAAGAACGGCTTACCTTCCTGTCAGGACGAGGAAAGAAAGGAGAAAATGATAGAATGGCAGAATTATTATCATCGTCTGCTGGTTAGTGACAGGATTCGTGTTATTTCTCGTTGCTGGAATTTAAAGTCATTATGGAAGAAGATAACTTTGCGCTCAAATAAAATAGCACATAGGTATTAGTTTAAGGTTTTAGGGGCTCGGGCTTGTGAAAGTCTGAGTTCCTTTTATTATATACATTTCATTGTGAAGCTCTTGCTTATCTTTGAATAATAAAAAATATATTTATATGGAAAGATTTGATTCTTGCTTTCATCCTCATCATGCATATGATCCTCATCCGAATGAATATCATGAAAATATTCATTATACGCCTGATCAGATTAATGCATTGCTGGGGCTTATTCCTTATAAGGCGGACAGAGCCGAAGTCCCTAAAATGGAAACGTTGAACGATGTCAATTATATAGGTCATGTGGCAACTTCTGAAGCGTTGCCGGACAAGATGGAACAACCGTCATGGGCACTTGTCGGCAGTGTGAAGAAAACAAAGCCGTACTTCTACTATGTTGAAGGATTTGTTCCTAAAGGATATCGGGCCGGATGGAATGATTTGAGCGGTGTTCTGGGAACTTATGATCTCACAGTCGATAAGGTGAGCATCTTCGATTATAATCTGCTGACTGAATATAATGTAAGCCGTAATCATACCCAAGATACCCGGATATTCTCACATGATTGGAAAGAACAGAGATATTTCAGTGCATTTCCTGATTATGTTGAAGGGAAGAAATACAGACCCTGTGATCGTGTCAACATGCCGGGGTACACAAAAACGTCGTTTGTAGCACAACGAAGCACGTCCGAGGCCCCTTTTGTTGTAAAGAAGAGCAATGTGTTTACTTTTGAAGATGCCATAGCGCTTGTACCGGAGGAATACAGAATACCCGGTATGAAGGTTACGTTTGTTTCTGCTTACACCAATCAGGCTGAAACATGGTATTTCAAGGGGAAATCTGTACTACTTTGGAGAGACTGGGAGAGCTGGCAGAAGATTGACTTTGAGGCTGAGAAAAACAATATCCATGCCGAAGAGGTGTTCGGTGAGAAGATGGAGACACCGGATATGTTAGCCGACAGGGCCATAGCGGATGAGAACGGCAACCGTATACTGGACACTTATCTTACACGCAAATCTGTCAGACGTCACATTGAGGATACATTCAATGATATGTTCATAAATAATCCTCCCACTGTAATGGACGGGATGATAACTCCTGAGATGCTCAGCGAATCAGTCAAGCAGATGATTGAGGCTTCAGGAGGAGGAAACATTAATAACTATCCTGATGATGAGGATATTTCTTCTGTTCATGGTCAACTGAAATTGGCAAACAAAAGATACGATCCGAACAATTATTCAGGAAAGGGAAGACAATATTTACGCAAGAATCTTATAGCTGGAAGAAATATACTAACTCAATCCATGATGTGCTGGCCAAATACTATTTATATTGTTCAATACGATTATGAGTTAGATGATCGAACTGTTATTATTCCTGAAGGATGTATATTACAATTTGATGGAGGTAAATTGAATAATGGAATAATTGTAGGAAATAATACTAACATTTTATCCCCTATATCTGAAATATTTACTAATATATCACTTAAAGGTACTTGGAATGTTGATATATCTTATCCAGAGTGGTTTGGGGCTAGAGGTGATGGGGTTACGGATGATAGAAAAGCTATACAAAATGCTATTGATTTATTTCCTAATATATTAATGTTAGGAAATAAAGTATATAGGGTATCTTATACAGATGGAGCTTCTATTTACTATACTGTAAATTTTAGGTTACCTCCTTCTATAACTATTATGGGAAATAATACGAGGTTGTTAAGAACCGAAGGTAGTAATAGATGTTTTGAAGGAAGCTGTAGAAGAGAAAATATAGTTTTTTTTACAAAGAATGTACAATTTGGTAGTACTACTGTTACTGTAACGGATGCATCAGGTTATGCTGTTGGAGACAAAATTTTGATAGTAGGAGAGGATGGAACTTCCGAAGATAAGGCAGAGCCATTAAATTACGAGTTTAATTATATTGCCGCGATAAACGAGAAAACGATAACATTAAAATCGCCGATCTCTTTTGGCATTTTGCTTAGTAAATGTAATACGAAAGGTTCTATTAGTTCTGCTATAAATAATGGAAGTATTTCTAAAGTCGTAGATGGGGAAATTAAAATTTCAGGGATTGAGGATATTACAAATACTAAAAATAAAACAGATGGTTTTATTACAATAAAGTACCAAGAAAATGTTTTTATAGACAATGTGAAAAGTTTAAACCAACCTGTGGCTTTGTTACAATATAGTAATAATATAACAATTAACAATTGTAGAGTTGTAAATAAATATTCAGATGGAAGCTATTATCATGTTGGCATTGTATTATGGGAAACCAATAATGTGCTTGTAAATAACCTAGAAATAATAGCACAATCTAATCCAATTGTCGGAATTAGTGTAGAAGGGGGAATAAAAAAAATAATAGCAAATAATGTTAAGTTTATTTCAACCAATTCTGATGGCAACTCTGTTTTGTGTAGTGTTACTGAAGGTGCTGATGTTACATTTAATGATGTCGTTTTTAACATATTAGATTCTTCGAAGTTACTAATAGCTACAGTGTTAGATACTGAAAGTAATATTAGTAGTATTAAACTTCATAATGTTACTTTGTATAATGATAAATTTAAGTCTTTTGATACTTTCTTTAGTACAATCGGGAATAGGGTTGCTATAACAGGCTTAATTACGATTCAAGTTCCTGATAATAATTCTATGGGAAGATTTAATAGTTATAATATCGGAGAAGAATTTGTGATACCTATTACTATACATTATAATAAAATGTCTACTGCGACTTCTGATGTTCTGTATAATTTTAACGGTTTACTATTGACAAAGGCGGAATGGTATTCCGAAGAAGATGATATAGAGATAAAAGGAAATTTAATTGGAAGTAAGGTTCAGTCAATAATTATCGGGAAAGGAAAGACTGGATGGAATTCTAAAAAATTGAATGTTACATTGTTTGACAATAAAAATTGTTATATAAGTTTTACTCCCAAAATGACTGATACTCATGCGGAAGTTAAGTTGTTTATTTATGCAAGACCTTTTTTAAACAAATCTAATACTTCTATGGGGAATGCTACGATAAAAACTGTTAATATTAGAAATTATGGAGATACTCAGCATAGACCTATTATAGATAGATGCAATATTGGCACTATGTATTTTGATACTACTTTAGGCAAACCTATATGGAATAAAGACAATTCTCAATGGGTAGATTCAACAGGTGCAACAGTATAATAACCAAGGATATCAAATAAGAATGCTGGAAGAGTATAAGCAACTTAATGACCGGGTGGAAAAGCTGGGGAAATTCATCAATGAATCTCCAGTATTTTCTAAGATAGAAGTGCATAAACAAATACTTCAGCGTTGGCAACTGTCGGCAATGAAATCATATCGTGATGCCTTAAAGAGAAGATGTCTGGCAGAAGGATTTTCTCCGTTGACTGGGGATGGTCTGGAATAAATGTAAATTCTATAAACTTTTTATTAAAAACATCATGAAAGATAACAACATACAAGATTCTTGCTGCAACAGCAAGTATGCTAGTATCAGGCAGATGGACAAGCTTGACGAAGTGTCGGGAAGAAGATTCCCTTTCTATCCTCGTACAGTGATACAGGCGGTACATGACGGAAGAACCGGCGCGTCGTTAGAAGCGATACTGGCACAGTATAACAACATTTATGTGCAGTTTCAGGGCACAGCGGTGCGTACGAGAAATATTGTTCCGAAAGAAATGAGGCGTAAGGGGATCATCATATCATACGTGGATATGCAGGGGAATGCCATAACCGAGAAATGTGTGAATGATGCACAGAGGGACAACTTTCACTGGGGACTTGATGTCAACTGGGTACGTGTGGACGAACTAACACTCTCTGGAGATATTTCCGTATCGGTAAAAGGCACATGGGTGATTAACGGTGAGGATACCGGCATAGCTGCTTTGGGGCCCAAAGGGGATAACGGACTTACCCCGTGGCTCAAAACGATAGATAACAAGCTTCACTTCTCCTATGATAACGAGACATGGGAGGTGTGCTCGGATTACATTGCAGCTTATTTCCGTTTTCAGGATAACAAATTCCAGATATCGCGGGATAACAAAACATGGTCAGATCTTAGCGGAGAAGTTACAAACAGTTTGTCTATTAAAGCCTATGTAACAGATAAATCACAATATCCTAATCCTAAGCAGGGTGATATGATTATGGTGGGACCTACCTATGCGGACGATGATACCGAACATACCAAGCCCATCTACCACCTGAATATTTATAATGCCGGCGGATGGGTGGATCACGGTCCGTTCCAGTCCATCAATGCCGGTGTGGTGCAGGAACTGGGGAATAGCGAAACTGAAGTCATGTCACAGAAGGCTGTAAGTGAAAAAATTTCCGAGTTAGCTTTACAAGGTAAAATTTTAAAAAATGTTACAGGAATAATACAGGGAGAATATAACACAGGTGGTGACAAAGTGGAAAATAATCATAATGCTAATATTCTACAGATGGTAGATATCAATTCTCACGAGGGAAACAGGTATCTATGTTTAGGCTATGCATCACAGAATTATAGATTATGGGCTTTTACCGATGCTGATGGTAATATACTAACTAAATCTAAAAGTACAGATATTGATCTTACAGATTCAGGCGAATATTGTATTGCACCTAAAGGAACTGTTAAAGCTATATTCAGTTGTTATATTTCATATAAAGATAAATTTGCAATATATAAAAATGGTCAGATAAATGATATTAATGAAAGACTTGAAAGAGTTGAGCCATTGCTTGGTATCACTTATAAACTAGACCATGAAGCGGAACATTTTACGCCCCAATTTTATGACTCGAATGAGAGTGTTGATGCGAAGTATAAGACTAATGGGGATGCAATTATAGAATCTTTTACGCCTGAAGTTAAACAAATCATTGATACAAATGCTTATCCAGGATGTGTTTATAGTGTAAAGGGATATGGCGGTAAAAATTATCGGTTGTATGCCTTTGTAAATAAAGAAAATATTATTATAGAAAAAGATCTTATAGAGGAACACGATTCAAGTAATTCAGCAATAATTGTCGAAGCACCATCTGGTACGGTTAAAGCAATTTTTAGTAGTTATACATCATACCCATTAACTGTATCTAAAAACAACGTATCGATACGAGTTTTAAAAACAATGGATAATGATTTATCTGATATCAGTAATATTATTCACGAAACGTATCCGGGGAGGTATGATACAAGTGGATCTATCTTGGTTGAAACATCGCCTAATTATGCGGTAAATCAAATAATAGATAATACTGAAGAAGGTGCGATTTATGCGGTAAGAGGGTATGGAGGTAATTCATATAGATTATGGGCTTTTACCGATGCTGATGGTAATGTTATTGAAAAATCCGCTCAAGGGCTTGACGAATCTAAATCAGCGGTTCTGTTAGAAGCTCCTTCAGGAGCTGTCAAAGCCATATTTAGCAGTTATGTGGCGTATCCATTGACTGTCTCTAAAAATGGAATGTTTACTCAAATTTTATCCAATAAAAGCCATCTTAGTAGAAAACGTGCAGCATTTTGTGGTGATTCTATTATGATTGGTCAGGACAATAAAGAATCAGTTAAGAGTTTGACATACTATATATCCAAGAAAACTAATTTGAAATGTACAAATTGGGCTAAAGGCGGATCTGTTATATTATATCCATTTTACACGGGGAATGCTTATAGCATATATTGGCAACTCACTCAAGTCGATAAAAATAGTGATTATATTATTCTCCAAGGCGGAGTAAATGGGGTTAATTTAAATGACTCAGGCAAGCCTAATTATGCTCCTATGGGTAGAATTACTGAGGGTTTTGATGAAGAATTGCAATTGAATACACAAATAGGATGTTTGGAGGCGATCTGTAGATATGCAATAACACAATTCCCCGGTAAGAAGATAGGTTTCATCATAACTTATGACATTAGCAATTATGAATATTGGAGAGATAAGGTCGTAAAGTTTAAAGAAGTATTAGATAAGTGGGGAATACCTTATTTAGACTGGAGACATAGTGGAATTAATTTGGCATCCTATGACATAAGAGCTATATATGGAGTCGACACTTGGAGTGAATATGAGGAGTATAGTAACAAAAAAACTTATAAAACTGATGATAAGGTTATTTATCAATCTAAAGCTTACAAAGCCAACCAAGACATTGACTCTCCCGAGGAATGGGACTCGTCTAAATGGACTCTCATATCATCTGACAGGTATGACGGTTGGCATTGCAATTCTCTTGCCTATCAGCTGTTGGCAGACAAGACAATTAAATGGATGGAGTCTTTGTAGTTCAGTATAGTAACTGAAAAAGTTTTTTTAATAAGAACTGGCGCAGTCTGCCTCTGCGCCAGTTGGCTTATGCCTTAATGTACTTCCATATACTCCGAAGAGCAGGTATCAGTCCAATCCACTAAACTTCCGTAGGAAATTGGCCTCCGGAGAGCCCGATTATTACCCATATTACAGGAACTACAGCAAAAAGAAAATCTAGGGTATCAAACACAAACCGCCCTACCTCTTTGATAGCGTTAGGCTGGGCATTATCACGCCCAACCTAACATTTAATTTTATTCTTTTTCATGAATTGAAAATTTTATTATAAATATTAAATCGCACCGTTTTGTTTTACGTCAACCGGCTCTTTGCTGACGATAAAGAAAGCATTGATAATGCAAATATACGAAAAAGCTAGTTCCATTATTCCATGAAAATGAAACTTTCTATATCGTTTTTTATTTAACAATTCGAATCGGTACAATTCCATTGGTCCAAACAATATCATTTCCGTTCCATTTGAAGTGGATGGACTTTTTTCCTGATAGTTGATTTGCGGAAAAATAATATTCTTTTCTGAAATTGCAGTCATTTTCGTGAGTAACTGTTAGGTGAAGACTGTCTTTTTCTTGTCGTCTTTCAATATCGACTTTATAGGTGGATTTATCTTTTCTTGAAGAAGGGCGTATTACCCGTGTCCTTTCGATTGTTCCCATATTATATAAATTAATAGCCATATTTTATATAAGACATGCAAGATTTGGCATTGTCAAGTTCCGATTCCCAAAATATTCTATCAAACCCTAAAATAAAGATGATTCTGCGGATTCTATAGCGTTTCTAACCTGTGAGGCATATTCAATATCGTTTTCAATCCTTTCTTGTAGTTCTTCTATTTGTAGGGACATGTTCAGAATCGTAGAGTTCAGGTCAGTATTCTTGTTTTTTAGTCTGTCCACTTCTTCTCTAAGGTTGTAATTCTCCATTTCTAAATCTTCATATTTGCTTTTGCTGACACATGAACCTAAGAATAGGATTATGAATGTAAGTAATATTGATTGCTTCATAGTGTTAAAATTTAAAGACGAGACAAATATAGCGATTTGTTCATGAATGTAAAATATTTGCATGGAATTTTGTATCTTTGCATCGCACATAGCGATGTGCATCAGGATTTGGACGGTTCCGATATAATTTCGGACCGTCCTTTTTTGTTTTCACACTGGTTGGTCTTGTGTATGTTTATCTAATATGTGACAAGGGCAACTGTCTTTCCCAGATTGCCGCCCTTCCTGTTCAATAATGATTAGTAATCAGGTATAACAAAGGTATACAAAGATATAAAACAATCTTATTAAAAATAATCGGTAATGTAAAATCTTGTGATTTATATTGCAAATTACAATTATATACGTATTTTTGTGCAAAAAATATAAAGTATATGAAAAGGTTGGTTATAGCCTCATTGTTTCTGCTTCCTTTTTTTGCGGTAGGGGTGGGGATGACATCATGCGGTGATGCCGCTAAAGTGTATATTTGTACAGGTCCGAAAGCCAAGGTATATCACAAGACGGACGAATGCCGTGGGCTGGACAGATGTTCGGGAGATGTAGAATCCGTAAGTCTTGAACAAGCTAAGGGTATGGGTAGGAGAGAATGTAGAATATGTTATAAATGAGTGGTATGAAAAGTTACTATGAAATACTTCAAGTAAGCCGAGATGCTAAAATTGATGAGATATTGGCAGCCTATAGAAAAAGAGTGTTGGAATCCCATCCTGATAAAGGAGGAACCCCCGATGAATTTCAGATGGTGAGAAAGGCTTATGAAGTATTGTCTTCAAACCGAAGGATGCTATATGATGGATGGCTAAAAGCTGAAGAAGAAAAAGAACGGATAGCAAAAAGGAAGAGGGAAGAAGAAATAGAAAAATATTGGAATGGCATCATTGTACCTAAAATAAAATCCTATGCAAAGGATATATTGAATCAATATTGCGATAACTGTTCTTTAAAATGGGTTATTTTAAGTTCATTTGATTCTAATTCCACAATCTTTTCCAATCCTCCATTAAAGCCAACAGTGAAAGGTGGAGCTTTGGCTATTAAAAATGCTATATTGACAATAAAAGATGTGCATACCTCTTTTAGTCAAATAGATATAATAAAACTTACTGCAATATGTGATGCCATTATTAAAGGGAGCATTAATATTAATGAAACTGATAATGGCTCTGAATTTGAAAGAAGAAAGAATATTTATAGAAAAAATATAGATGCTTTCTTGAAACGATATTGTGAAAGTGAGGCCTTGTATTCTCGGATAAAAATGCAATTGGAATTAAACAGCTCTATCTATTCAGATCTTAATGAAACTGCTGCAAACGAGGTAATTTCTGCTGAAATAATAAAAAGGGCTATAGCGATAGTTAAAGCAAAAGGCGTTCCTTATAATTTTAAAGGTCTTATTAAATTAGAATCTATTTGCAATAAAATAATATTAGGCAAAATCCATATAAATAAGTCAACAGACAAAAATAAGGAGGATGAATCTGGAAATTTTATTCAAAAACACTTTTATTCATTTATAAGATTTGTGTTTTTTATTATTGCATGTGTTATTATATATATGGTTTATTATGAAATAGATAAAGAATGGTCTCGCGAAATAAAAAGTGCGAATGAGGGGAAAACCTTGTCTAATATGAATGAAATGGGAGCTTCCATAGATAAAAAAAAAGTTTATCCTAAGCAATGGTCATACGATTTTTCTGAGAAATCTAAACGGGAAATTCCTAAACAGCACCAAAAATCAGATAATACCAATTCTAGTGGTACGGATATGACATCAGAGTATATTGAAAGACATTTCTCAACAGGTGATATTCCGTTCAAATCATTTTATGGAAGAGGACTGTATGATAGTATTTCCTTAAGCGAATTGAGATTGATAAACAGCACGTCAACAGATGCCGTTGTCTTATTGGAAAACATTTCGGGGGAGATTATAAGGAATGTTTTTGTAAAACAAGATAATTCGTATACGATGAGACAAATACCTGAAGGAAGATATATTGTGAAAATAATGTATGGAAATTCATGGAATTCAGAAAAATATAATGGGAGTGGTATGCCGTCAGGTGGATTTATGAAAAATGTATCGTTTAGTAAATCCAAATGGAAAGATTCTTTTGACTTTATATTTGAAAAGGATGATGATGGAATCAATTATCCTACCTATTCTTTGACTTTGCATAAAGTCAAAAACGGCAACATGTCTACTGAAAAGATTAATAAGGAAAGTTTTTTTAATTAACATATTATGAATAAAAAAATTATGTCTTTGATTATTTCTATAGTTATATCAATTATATCTATGACTTTATTTTCGTGCATTTTGGTTCTTGTAGGACAAGAAGGAACTTTACTGCAATTCGTTTTTATTGGATTGGCAGTGTATATTGGAAAGTATTCATATTCACGTCTTATTGATTACTATAATAGAAAGCAGTAACTTTGGGTTGTAGTTTTGCATTGAAAATGTTGGTTTTGTAAACTTGCCGTAATAGTTTCATCTTTGCATCACGTAACAAGTACCAGATGTTATAGATGATTGATTATTCTGCCAAGAGGGACGTTTAATATATCTTTATCTGTAACTAGCACTTACTACGGATCTTCTTTTGTATTAGTTCTGTTATTTATGAATTAAAAAAATAAATTCATCTAATTAGATATCTACTAACTAATATTACGAAAGAATTTTGATTTACATTTTGAATCGAAATATAATTTAGAAACATATCTAAATTACTATCTAATTGTTAGTCTTATTTTTAGATTAAAAATTAAATATCTATTTTTGCAAAAAAACAAATGGTTTTTGATGAATTTTTAAAACTGAAGGTGAACTTTTAGGGTTCTGTTATTGTTATGATTAATCTAAAGACTAAAGCTGATGAGAATTACGATGCTTTTGTATTATTGAAGGATAATGGCAAACTTAATTCTTCAATACATTGTGCTTATTATTCAGCTTTTTTATTATCTATATATTCATTATGTGTGAGATTTGGATATCTTTATGAAGATATACAGAATAATTCAAGAGGAAAAGATAGTCATGCTTATATCAGGAATGAGCTGGGAAATAAGATACATCAAGCGAAACCATTAGATTGTGTTGAGTTTCACACTTGCCTTGGTAAATTAAAAAAGGAACGGAAAAAAGCTGATTATTCGAAAAATCTGGTTACAAATAAAGATGTAGTAAATATACAAGATACTATAGATAAATTCAGAGATTTGATAATTACAAAATATATTTGATTATGGATGCAGTAAAAGATTTTATCATTGAACGATTAAAGAAACTTAGTAATATGTTCAAGGGCATTTCTATCAAATATGCGTTTGACAGTATAACTGAATTTCATATAATTGAGATATCACCGGAAAATATTAGAAGAAGAGATGATGAATACATAAGGTGGGAGTCTGATATGTGGAATGATTTCTTTGCCATGTTCCCAGATGAGGATTTGCTTATTTCGGAGCCTTGCGAGTCTAATGATATGCATAATGTGTTATTTGACAATATTCCGATTGTGGATAGTGGCAATTTGCTTTATTGTATAGATTTAGATTTTGGTGAGATGGATTCTTTTTTAAATATTGACACTATAGATTTGTTAGCAGCGTGATTATGGCAGAAAAAGTAGCAAGTTTCCGTTTAAAGGAATATAAGATAAATAAGGCTAGTATAGAATTTGATCCTGATAAACCTCTGTCTAAAATGTCAATAGAGATCGAGAGAAAAGGTGATATAGAGGAAAATAATATTTATAGGATAAATATGTATATTGGTGTTTCTGATGAAACGAACAATTTCAAAATCAGTGCAAACATGGTAGCTTTGTTTGAATTTGATTCTGAAATATCTGAAGAGAATAAAACTAGTTTTGTAAATTCGAATGCGCCAGCCATTTTGTTCCCCTACTTTAGGGCATATATATCTACATTGACATCTCTTTCTGGAATGCAACCTGTTATCTTGCCGACAATAAATTTTGCTAGAATGCTGGAACAGCAGGAGAAATAAGTAAACATTAAAGGGTTATCATTATTGGTAACCCTTTAATGTTATCGTTTTATTGTCTATACACCTTTTCAACTTCTTTTTTCACTTTTTTAGTGATAGTCTGTTTCTTGTATTTTTTTTCCATATCTGGGTATTCCGGATGTTCTTCCAACCATTCTTTTTTATCTTCGGCTTCGTCATGTTTTCTTTTGAGTTTTAGGAACTCTTTTTCATTTTTCAAAGTTTCCTTCTCTTTTTCATTGAGGTTGTTGATGATGTATTTCTTTTTTATTTCAGAGTCTTTCCTTTTAGATGTTCCGTCTGAATAGGGCAGTTTCTTTCTGTAGTCATTAAACAGTTTTCCAGCCTCATACATCTTGTTCAGATATTCATAAGGTCCCATATCCTTGTATAGTTTCTCGGCCATTTCCTTTCGTTGGGATTTGGGAAGGTTGATTAGGAACATAAAATCTACAAGGTCGGGGCGTCCTTCCCTTATGGCGGATTCGGCTCCCAGATAAATGTTTTCCAGTGTCTCTACATTTAATCCGGCAAATTTCCCTAATTTGGCGGCCAGCTCCCTTTGTACATTCAGGTTGAATCCGTCTTTTACCGCCTCGCTTATCAGATTTGACATCTCTGTAATGAATGAGAGAGGATCATATTTGTTCCCTTGTGATATGGCGTTGACAAACTGTCCAATGGAAGTTCCTCCCAAGGAACTTAAAGCAGCAGATAAAAATATGCTTTTCAATTGTTCATCAGTGAACCATAAATCCTCATCCCCGTCCCCGTATCCGAATATGGCGTAGATATTGGATATGAGTGGTGCTGTGATTCCTGCAATACCATATCCTCCTGCCGCCCACAAGCCTCCCATTACAAATAGTCCGAAGGTGGCTTTCCTCAGCCCGGTAAGATAGCTGCCCATCATTGTTCTTTGGGCTTCGTCTTTATTCATTCCGGATTCAATGTTCAGATTGTATATCCTTTTTGCTCGTGCCATTTCAAGAAGCCCCTCAATACCCATCCGCTGGTATCCTATGTTGCTGCTTTGGTAAGTGGTCAGCGCCTTGTAGAACACATTGCCGCTTGCCTGCATGGGGGACATCATTTCCGGGCTGGAACTCTGCTGGCTTTCATTGAATGCTATTTCAGCGTTGTATTTGGCTAAATTGGCGGCTTCCTCATTGCCCAGACCTCTTTTTTGCGCACGTTTATATTCAAAATTGTAAACGGCTCTCGCTCCGGCCGCACATGTCAGCGCATCAATAAGCTTGTTGGGATACATGCCTGCATTGGTAAGTTTCTCCAGCTTGTTTTTGAATGCATTTTCATCCTTTAATGCTTCGATCCCCATATTTCCCGTATCAACCCGTTCTTCAAAAGAAGGAAGATACTCCTTCGCCCATTTCATGTTTCCTGCCGGGGTGAATATGTATTTGAACAAATCAGCCTGATACCCCGGATTTCCGCTGTATGCGGAAAATGCCGGATAGGAGAGCACCTGCTTCATTGCGGTGTTGAGTCTGAATGCGATATTGGAACCTGCCCAATACCTTAGTATCTTGTTTAGTCCGTTGTTGAGCGAGTCTTGTTTCTGCTTGTCGTTGAAACTCCGTACGGCCACCTCCGCTGCTCTCATGAAGATATCAAACATTCCTTTATGGTTCGCCTCCATATAGTTCTTGAAAGCCTTGCTTCCCCGCAGGAAATTAAGATCCTGGCGCAGCTCAGCCGTTGCCGCCCAAGTTTCCATATCTCTTCCGTATTTTAGCATCAGATCAAAAGCGTTTCTGCTAGTGTCCACCTTCAGGGTATTTATCGTACGGTTGATTATGTTTCCGGTTATTGTGCTTGGCATACCGATGATTGTTTCTCCCAGCTCCCCCTTTTCACGGATTTCGGATTTGGCTATGACCATAGGGAAATAATTCTCCCGTGAAGCCATGCTGGTTCCCGTCATTCTTACATGGACCGGATTGTACCTTTCTTCTCGTAGCCTTGGAAAGAAGTCGTCTGTGATCCATTCTCCGAGTTTCATGTATTTATCGCCTATAAAGGATTCTATCTCGGTCATGCTGTCTTCCGTCCATCCGTCCGCCTCTAGCTTCATCTTTCCGTCCGGCTGTCTCCATGTGAGCCATACATAGAACGCCTGCCCTTTGTTTAGGTTTGCCTCATACAGGTCGCCCTCCTTATGGTAATTGCTGTCGTACATATATTGTTTGTGAATCCTTTTTTCTGATTTTTGAGAATCCCTGAATACATTTTCCATTGATTTTCCGAACAGTTCCTTTATTTTTTCTTCCAGTTCTTTGTTGTAAGCCTTTACCCCCAAATATATCCTATCGTTGGCTTCCACCACTCCATGACTGCTTTTCATGAAATAATCGTATAAGGGGCCTTTTCCTATGGCGTGGTTCCTGTCTATGGCTTTCAGCAGATAATCGAAACTATACATGGGATAGGCGATAAAGTCACCGATGCTTTGCAATATGGACACAGTTTTTTCCATATTTGTTTCTTTCTCGTTTATACCTTTTATTCTTTTATCTTTTACGGCATTTATTCCCATGCTGATAATTCTTCCCCGGTGCGCGGCTTTTTCCTTGTTCAGCATGGCAAGGCGGCTTTTCCCGGTATCAACAAGTTCTTTCAATTCATTGTACACATTATCGGTTATCCTTATTAACTCTTCCTGCGCTACGGGTATCTGTGCAGCTATTTTCTCAGCCTCCTGCAGATAAAACTTTCGTGCTTCACCCTTGTTGTTGTAGGCGGCTCTTCTGGTGGTCACAAGATCGCCCTCCAGTTTGTCCAGATCTCGTTTCATTTTTCTGGATTCGGCCAATAGTTCGCGTATGGAAAGAGAATCATACTCATCGGCCATAGTCTGTGTGAACACACCTGTTCCTTCCGCCGCTTCATCCATGGCATTCTCTAGCTCTTCCCGGCGCTTCCGTATCTCTTCAACGGATTCAAGTTCTTTAGTTTTCAGCAGTTCGGCTCTTTCTTTTAATAGATTATCCCTTCGGCTTTTCATTTCATTCTGCTGACCGGTAAGTATGGTGATGCTTTCAGGGGATGTCTCAGATTTTATGAGTTTTCCCAGTTTTACAATTTCGCTTCTTACGGCACGGAGTTCACTGTCAGCGCTTGTTAGCAACAGGTCTTTGTAAGCGGATCGTATACTGTCAAACACACGTCTGGTAGCCTCATCAACAACTATCCCTTTTGATACGCCTCTTGTATCCTGCCCGGAAAGCTTCGTTTTTATCATTTTTTGCATCCTTTTCACCGAACTGTCATATTGGGCATAGTTTATCAACTTTTCAACAAGATTTAGTGGTTCCTTGAGTTTATTTGTTGATGCGGCCTTGTTTACTTGGGCAATCAGTGACTTTATCATATGTGGCCCCATTTCTTCTCCCGCTTCCTTGGTCAGTCTTTGATCTATAAAGGAAAGCATGGCTCTTGACGCAGTCTCGTATTCCTCTTTATTTCCTTTTCGTGCCTGATCCAATTGCTTTTTCAATTCCCGTATCTCTTCTTTCAGATTTTTAATAATCTCCTTCTTTTCTTCCTTTCCTGGAATACGGAACAAGGTCTCTCCCTGAGGAACAGACGGGATGGTACGTGAACTGCCTGAGAACTCACCAATTCCCAGTTTTGAACGCATGACGGTTTCCTTTGCCACATCAACAGGATAGTTTGACTGTTTCAGTCTGTTGTGGCTTTCATAAAGGATGTATCTCAGCTCATTGTCCGTCAGTTCAAATCCCAGATTCACTTTCGCTTTACGGAGCATGTCTATAAAGAAGGCTTTGATTCGTGTCCACAAGGACTGCTCCGCAAAGGTAGCCGGTCCGCGTTCGGACAGGTCTGCCATATATTCTTCAGTTGCTGTACGGATGGATATGTTCTCATTTTCCGCCATCCGGTTGATGGCCTGTCTGATTGATGGTGCGGCATTGTTGTATACATTGTCAAGGAAGGTATCGAAGTCCTTTCCGAACAGCTCACGCAATCCCTTATGTGCCACCACCTCATGGAATATAGTCGCCTGTGCGTCCTCCACGGATGTTGTGTTTGGCATATATAGATATACCTTGTTCTCCTTTGGTGAGTACCATCCTTTGATATTGGCTCCTGATTCGATACGTCTGCGCGCCTCGCCTTGTGGTAGCTGGTCTTCGGAAGTGATTTTTTCTATAGGTGTATGAAGAGACTCAGAAAGTTCATTCACTGCTGTATTCATGGGAGCAGACACAGAAGCATAAGCCTCCAAAGCGTCGTTTATAAATATCTGGTCTTCTCGTGCTACATCTTCCGTTTCCGAAGCAAGAGTATTGCGGCGTTTCTCAGGTGTCATATTCATACGGGATTGTACATTACGTGCTTCAACTTCACCTGATAGTTCATTGTATCTGTCGTTTTCTCCACCAAGTCCAAATTTTTCAATAAGAGATTGATACTCATTATAAGCATCCTCATATCCTTCTTTATCATAACCCCGCACCCAAAGATTGAATCCCTTATCAAAAGCATTACGGCTGGGGATAAAGCCATCCCCAAACTCGAATCCATCTGAGTGATATTCATTTACCAAAGCATTATAAACATCCATCTGTGAAGCGTCTTCTCCAAGTTCCTCACGCTTGTCAGCAAACTCTTCAATCATAGACCAGGCATCGCGCTTTTCTTTTAATGCGTCAAGGTGTTTTCTATAAGTCATACTGTTTCCACCACGGGCGAATCCTTCAATTGATTGTACGGCATGCTGTACCTCATGCGCTAAGATATTACGGAAATCCGCCCTGTCTAGGACAGACTCATTCACACGTATCAAGTTTTGGCTTCCATAATAAGTTGCTCCTGTATTGCTTGTAGGGGTGTTGTATATCTCCACGCGTATCTGCTTCAATTCCGGATACGCCTTAAACAAATTCTCATCCTTCACATAATCGTCAAGATAACGCACGTCATTCGCTTCGTATGTGTCGCGAAGTTCTTCTGCTCTTTCCGATAGTTCATCAAAACGGGCTGCCTCTTCTTCCGTCAGCTCTACTCCATCAAACAGTTTGTCACTTAGCGCATCATACTCTTTGCCCCATGACAGGTTGGACCAAAGTCTGTTTCTTCGCGCAAGTCCTTTCGGATCAATCTCAAAATCCTCCACTTCATATCTCCATTTTCCGTCAGCCCCACGTTCCCAACCTGTGGCCTGCTTGATTTTCCTAGCATTTTCTTTTTCATTTGTTTGGAGAAGAGAAACTAATTTCTTATCTTTGATATTGGAAATAGGAGCAGTTTGTATTTCCCCTCTATTCGTCGGACGATTCCGATCTTCTGTTCCAGCATCGGGCGTTGAAGACAATTCAGTCGAGGAGGAAGGATTTATTAGGGCAAGTTCATTTATGAGTTTGCCCTTTTCTATGTGTGTGAGTTTGTGGTCATAATAACGGTTCCCGTCTTTTTCTTCTGCTTCTACCATACGGACTGTATAATCTTCACTGCCAATTTTCAACCCACATATATAATAATGATAAGCCACTACATTGGGATTTTTCTGTACGTCTTGGTTTTCAGAACTATCTATATATATAGCGTTTTCTATAATTGAAGGAATGGCTGCCACACTCTTGATTTGTACAGTGTCGTTAAGCGTGTCATGCTGCAATATTTCTTTTAGACCACCGTTCTTGCGCCCTCTTTGTAATTGAATGGTTCTTCCTGTGTCTTTGTTTGTGTATTCTCCTTGTAACTTTTTCCCGTATTCCAATGCGTTTTTCTTATACTGTTTTAAATCATCGCTTGGCTCTATCTCTTTACCCGTAATTTCTACTGGTTCACTCTTCCGAAGCTTCTCAATGCGCCCTTTCTTCGTATTGAAAGCGGATTCCATCTCTCGTGCCACATTCAGGTTATCAAGGCGGGTAGTTGCTTCCTCTGCCTTATCCAGTTGGGATGCGCCTTTCTCTCCAATAAAACGATATCTTACATCCGCTTTTCTTGCATTGAATCGCTTGGAAGGAGGAATAACATTACCTTTGTCGTCACGGGTTACCAGGTCATTCAGTTTTCGGTTGTTTTTTGTATTCTTGTAGCGGTAATCGCTCCTGTCATCATATCCCCATTCGTTGATATCATTTCCGTCCCAATATAGATTTTCGGCTGGTACTTCTTCCTTCATAATTCTGTAATTGCCGTTTAAGGCATGTTCTCCATGAACTTTTACATAGGATTCAGACAGGGAAAACCAGTCACCGTTTCTTACCTTTCCTTCTTTCAATGATTTTGGAACGGCACGATAGATGGTAACGGTCGGTTTTTCTCCTTTGTCAATGGCAGACAATGCTTCATTGATTGCGGCGGCACTTTCATTTTTGTATTGATCCCTGTTCATGCGAAGCTGCTCATTTAAGGATTCGCGTATCTGATCTTTGTTTGCGGCAATGTCAACCATGTTTTTATCAATACCTTCCTCATCATAAGAGGGGGCGCGGTGTGCCATTCTGAATTCATCGGCGGAAACATAACCGTTTCTTCGTGCGGATTCGTTTATGATGTCACGCATACGGGCTTTATTATTTTCTTCCATAGCCTTGAAATAAGCCTCATCCATCTCTTCATCCGTCATTAGTTCAAATTCCTTTAGACGCTTCTTTTCCGATTCGGCTTCTTCCTCCGCACGTTTACGGGCGGCTTCCATCATGTTACGGGCTTTCATTTCCTCTTGCACGTATTCATCTCTCAAGGCATCCACATCACCGAACTTTTCATACAGCTCTTTTTTGATCGGAGAAAAAACTTTTACGAATTGCCCTAATGACAGGTTGGAGTTCTGGAGACGCACATTTCTGCTGATTGATTTGAAAGCATAACTTGCGCCACCCAGATTTTTCATTTTCATGGATTGTGCGTACTTTTTTACATCGGCTTCATCAAGGTTGTGCTTGTTGGCGAAAGAACTTATTTCCTCATTTCCAACCTCGCGAAACCGGATGTCACTGCCTTCGGAAGTAAGTATCTCATTGCTTTCGTCATTCATTGCGCGTAAGCCGGAATATTCGGCTTCAAGTTCCTGCTGTTCCTGGTTCAGTTCCTGTTGCTCGGAGAAAACAGCGTCTCTCTCAACGGAGTCATTTCCGGCTTCTACCAAAATATCCTCCAGTTCTATCTTCCTGTCCTCTATTTCGGCCAGTCTTGTTTCTATGTCCTTCATTCTGTCCGCATTGGCGGATTCTATGGAAGGTGCAAGTTGCACAGGATTCACGCTCTTGTACTCAGAGAACGGCTTTGTCTTTTTTACAGAAGAATCAATCCATTTATAGAACTCATCCTTCGTTACTTCTGTAATGGTACTTATTCGGTTCTCCCAATCGGGAGAATAGTTTGCAAGATAAGAGGAACGTGCTTCATCCATAGACGGAAAACCGTACATTACCTTACTTTCGTCAAATTCACCCTTTTCATTGAGCTGGTCTACTACAAACACATTTCCTTCGGACGGATTGTCTGACAGGAAGATGTCTATATGGTCACCGTCCACGGCTTTCGTGCCACGGATATAACCGTAGTCGTTGTTCATGGTAATGCTCCATTCCTGCCCGTTGGCATCCTTTCCGCTACGGACGGATCCTTTCGGATTTTCTATGGTAATATCATATCCATCAAGTTTAATGTGACCTTTCTTATAGTTCCCGGCTTCCTTCTGCGCTTCAGTAGGAGAGGTGTCGACCATTTCGCGTGCTTCCGCGATATGGTCTAGGAGTTTGTTTGTGGATGTGTTATCTTGTACATTGTCATTCTGAGGATGCAGTCCTTCATCAGTCTGTCCTTCCATTTGTCCGGATTTTCCTTGATATCCTTCAGTTCCGACGGCATGAACAGGTTTTTCTCCTTGCAGAACCGCATCGCCTCTTTCGCGTGTGCCAAATATTCCTCCTTGCTCATCGCTTTTACGCGTTCCGATTCCTTCGTCAGTTGGATTCTCTCTTCTGTTGTCATATTCTTGTTGCTTTATTATTTTATCGGCAAATGTATTATAAAATTCAGACTTTTCCTCATTCGAATAGACATTTGATTCAGAAAAGGCCTCATCATTAACCCATGCTTCATATTCATCCGGAGACATGTGGTATTGTTCTTGGTAGAATTGTTCTTTCAGTTCATCCTCATATTCTTTTTCCGCATCTATGGCGCGTTGCGCTTCTGCGGTTCTGTTGTTTCTTATCATATTGCTGATATCACCAAAAGTTCGGCTTTGTTGTAGAACGGATAGGATCGCGTTTGTGCCGGCCATGCCGGTATTGTCATTTTCCAGTCCTTCTTTCGCCACTATTGCCGGATAACTTTCATGGGCGATGCTTATCAGTCTGTCTCCGGCTTCTTCTACGGTCATACCCCCCTTCTCTTTTTTTCTGAAGATGGAAAGAAATGGCGTCAGGTCTTTGTGACTTAAGCCAGTCATGTTTCTGACACTTCTTTCTCCTGTCATTTGCAGGAATAGGGATTTTCCCAGTACCAAGGATGCAAGCTCTTCCAAAGTTTCCGGCTCGGTACGTGACAGAATTTCCTGAACAAGAGGATTTTCCGAAAGCTCCGTATCCGTTATTGACTCAGATATTTTCGCAGCAGGCTTCTGAATACTATTTTTCCTGCCAGTGTCCGGAATTCCCTCTGGTCCCATGCGTTCTTCACCTGTTCCCTTAGCTTCGGGTCTCTTCTCAGTTCCTCTTTCTTTGCCTTGTTCGCTTGTTTCTGAAACTGGTACGGGCTCATTTGTGTCATTTCCATTCGTGCCAGTCTTACTGCTTTCTGATATTCCATTTGTTTGGTTATTATTAGTTTCTGTTATGGGTATGACAGAGTTGTAGAAGTTCTTTATTTCTTCATTCTCCGCTTTTGCTTCTCTAATAGCGTCCCTTATCTCATTTCTTTTTCCCCGTGTGGCGGATGACAGGGATTCATTCAATTTAGCTATCTGTGCATCACTCGCCTCTATATCCTTTCTCAAGTCATCCAGAGCGGTTTCAAGTGATTCTGTCAGATTTGTGTATTGGAATGACTGCTGTGGCGTCAGAGATTCATAATCAATGCTTCCGTCCTTCTTTTTAGGAAAGGAGGATATAAGTTTGTCCAGTTCGGATTTTTCGTAAGTCGGACTCTCTGTGCTTTCCTGCAATGGTTGGTTTCCCATCTCTTTTCCTTCAGGAGCGGTTTCATTTGTTGAACTCTTGGATTTTTTCACCCAATCGGTGTACTCTTGGACGGGAACCGCACCTAACTGGTATGCTTCATTTTCCAATATATTCATTGATACCTCATCGCTTTTGACCTCATTGTACTCATCGGTTGGAACGACAAACATACCTCCGATTTCCTCATCAAAACCGATAATGGTCATACTTTCTCCTTCTGGAGTGATATAGGAGGCGCCGATTTCCGGAGCCGCTTCCGCATCATCTTTTCTTTGTGCGTCAAATAGCGACTGTTTGTATTTGAAATATTGCTCTTCTGTCACGAGTACGGAACCTGTTTCATTACCGTTGTTGTCTATGATCTTCCCGGACCATCCGCCGGGAACTTCCTCATCAAGTACTATCTCTTTGCCTCCTGTATATATCTTGTCACCTTTTTCGGGTTGTAATGCAAGTACTTCCGGACTGAATTTCCGAATTAACTCTTCCTGTCTTCTATTTTCATCCTCTTGTGCGTATTCAGTCCGTATTCCGGCTTTGTCCACATTGTCTTTCATGGCCCGGAGTTGTTCATCGCTGACAGAAACCGGCTCCCGACTTCCTTCCATGAGTACGGACCAATTGCCCATTGTATCCTGACCAACAACAGAAATGCCGGTCACTGTGCCATTATCATCCGCTATGCTGAATGTCTGTCCTGCGGATATGGGCTGTGCTTCCATGATTGCGGCATCGGCGTTGTATGCGCCAAGCATTTGTTCAAGAACTTGATCCCGTCCGACCATTGAGATCTCTGTGTCTGCATTGATTCTTACAGTCTTGACATTATTCTCATCAAATGAGGCGAATATCGGACCTTCTGGACCGTTTTCCAATGGCACTACCATGAGTGTGCCTGTTTCTCCGGGTTGCCCAGTGGCATCTATACCATTTATGACAACTCCGTAACTGTGCTCCTTGTCTCCGAATCTTCCTAACGGAATAGTGACAACTTGTCCTTGGGGAGACATTTGCTGGACTTTGACAGCCGCCTGTTCATATTCGGAAGCATGAGCCTCATCCAATGCGTCCTCAACTGCGTCATGACGGTCTTTCTGCCGTAGGTAGTCCGTAGCCAGACGTTTGGTCTCTTCGTCCATGACATCCAGCATTTCTGCACGTTGGGCGTCATTGGCACCGGCAAGCGCATCTATGGCTTCATCATCCAGTACGGATGAAAGGCGTTCACGGGAAACTTCCTCACGGAGTACTGTCGTGCGCATGGCTACTGGATCATGAGTTGTATAGATATCCGTTCCCTCTTCTTGTGCTGCCGTGCGCTTCTCGGACTCCTCACGAGTCTGCTCTCCTGCAATGTCCTCCATGGCATTGTTCTTCGCAATGTCAAACGCATATTCTATCTCGGCCTTTTTCTCTTTCTTGCTGAGGCTACCGTCATTCATGGTTTCTTTGATGAAAATCCTTATGTCGTCATTGCCACGTTCTTTTGACATACGTTCCAGTTCGGACAGTTTCTCCTGTTGTTCTTTGGTCATGTTTCCGAAAGCCGCATTCATCTTCTGGCGGTGTCTTACCCTTTCAGCCCCCATGCTTCCAAGTCCTAATAAGCCGAAAGCGACGGAAGTGGGAGCCAGTCCAAGGAATGTGTCTATATTGTTGTCAAGGTCTGTGGCTTCTTCCAAGGTCATTTCACCTAACGGGACATTTGCAAGATTATTATACACCTCTTCCATATATTCTTCGGGTAGCCCGTGGAACTGCGCTTTTTTTGCGGCTTCTTTGAAAGTAGGGTTGTCCTTTATCTCCCTGTATAGCTTACCGGCCCTGCTGTTCGTTATATATTTCATGAATTCACTTGCGCCACCGGGAACGGTCTCTTCCACATTCTTCCATATTCCTTTGCCCAGTCCTTTGAATGCGTTGAAAATCATCTCGGATTGGTTCTCAAGAAAAGTGGAAGCGATTGATTTGCCGATGGCTTTACCCATATCCATTCCTCCTTCACGTCCTCCATAAGTCAAGTTTCCATCCTTGTCAACATCAAACAGAATATTCCCCATCATTCTGTCTTGTGCTCCTGCGGTGACACGCGCCAGTCCTGTTGTTCCTTCCATTCCTGCTGCGGCCAAAGCGTCTCCGGCAAGACGTGCCCCCATTTTTGACATTCCTTTTTTCATGGCGGACGCGCCGAATTTCTTCATACCGTATTTTAGAATGCTTTTGGCTATTCCCTCACCTGCCGCCGATATCGGGTTTATGGCGAATTCCAGCATGAACGGGATACTGGCTCCTGTGGTTTGTCCAGCCTTGTATCCTCTTCCCAAATCGGAGGAATAATAGGCGTTGACCGCCATGTTGGTGACAGCGGCGTCAAGCAACTTCTCTTCAGAAGGTGATAGCTTTTCTCCTTTATCCGCTTTCTCCACCACATTTTTCAGACGGATGCCGCCTATCATGTCGGATATGCCTAAAGTCCATTGTTTGGGATCAAATGCGGTATCGGCGAAACCACGCGCTAGACCGCTAAAAAAGTTTGTTTTTCCTTTCTTCCCGGCTTCCTCTATAATATTGTTCGATTCATCAATAAGGTCTTTCGCCCCTTCCAGATAAGTCCTTTCTCCTCGGTACTGTGCTAATGTAGGATCTTCCCTTGTATTCATTCTGGCATTCACCATCGCATTACCGGAATCGTTTCTTAGTATTTTCTTTTGTTTGGTAATCTTTTCCTCTATGTCATCAAGGTCTTTGTTTACTTCATTGGTCAGGGTGCTAAGATGGGAGCCTACGCTCTTTTTGACAAATCCGGCAAGATCACGCTTCATGTCTGTACCGTAACGTGAAGTTATCTCTTTATTGTATACGTCCTGATATGATTCCAATTCCTTGCTAATGACCTCTCCGTAGGTCTTCTGAAACGCTTCGTTTGCTTTTTGGTTAAGTTCGTTCCCTTTATATTGTTGTGACAGCTTCCTGTATTCGTCTGAGGCAAGAAACCGGTTGGCATATTTGTCTTGAATCTCCTTCTGTATTCCGGCCATTTCTTCCGAAAGCTGTCTTCCTCTTTCTGTCAGGGCAAACCTGTCACGATAGTTGTTATATACATCATTCATGGACGATATGGAACGCGGGGTATATTCCTTGTCCAAGCGGCTTTCTTCTTCAACCGTAAATAGTTTGTCCAATTTTCCTTTGTCCATATCTACTTTCAATCTTTCTCCCAAATTTATCGGAGAAAATTGATATCTAGCTGAAACCTCCGCCTTGTCTGACTCCATTTGCGATGTGGAGGGGGGGATAAACTGAAAGTTGTCTTTTGAATGCACTTGTTCACGTAAGCCGGGACGTGTGCTGGGATTATAGTTTCTCATATCAAAAATCCTGTCCGCTTCCTCCTGTGTTCCGACACCACCTGAATATGTTCTTGAAACAGGGTCATATTCGTTGCCTGTTTGAAAGTAATCAGACTTTGGAGTTTGAGGGGTGTTGTTAGGTTGCTGTATTTGTACAGAGGAATCAACTGGTTGCATGAATTGATTAAAGTCCTCATATGAGTCAGAGTATCCGGTCTTATCCTTTAATACGTCATATACTTTCTTTCTGGCTTCCTCATTTTCATCCATGAATTTGTTAAAATCCTCATATGAGTCAGAGTATCCGGTTTTATCCCTTAATACGTCATATACTTTCTTTCTGGCTGTATTATTATCTTGCATGATTCATGTTATTTTAGTGACCAACTATTATTCCCCTTCAATGACCATGATTTGTTTTCCGGTTTTGAAGAGGGATTGAACGCTTCTCCGCTTTCCACTTTTTGCTGTTTCCCATAAATGGAGAGAATATAATCTCTCATGCCTTTTATGGATTTGGGGCGTTTATCCGCTTCAAGGCCAAATGTTTTTTCCAAATCGTTATACATTAGTGCGACATCTTCATTTTTATTCAGGTTATAGGCTCTTGTACTGCCGGAAAAGCCTTTTTTCCCACTTATGCGATATGAAGGATATTTATTTTTTTTGCCATTTTGCTTTTGAGAATCATTATCTATTCTCATTAGACTGATTCCCTCTGTGGCTTTATTATGTCTTTCGATTTCCGCCTGTTTAGCGGCGTTTTCTTCCGCCTTACGTTTGGATTCTGCCGCTTTTGCAGCCTGCTCGGTTTCAAACTTATATGTGTTCCAGTTGTATTCCCGTTCTGCTGCTGCTTGTTGTGCCTTCCATCGGTCTTGACGGGCCTTCTCTACATCTATTCTCGCTTGCTCGGCCCTGTCACGTGCGATCGCTCCGATATAGTCCTGATAATTCTGACGTGACAGATTGTCCCTGTATTGGCGTATTCTGTCAATACGTGCTTGGCCTTCACGTCCGGCTCCTGAAAGATTCATTGACGGATTGCCTCTTCGTGTCCTTACCACATTCACCAGATTGGCCAGAACACTTCCTACAGCATTGATGCTCTCGGCGGCACGTAAACGTCTTTCGGCGTTAATCCTGTCCTCCTCGCTTTGTAACGGGTCCCTTCCTCTCAAGGCTTCTGCAAGTTCGGTGTAAGATAATCCCTCTTGTCCTTTTTGCTTGCGATAAGAAGCCACTCCTGACAGGTATGCGGCCGGTGACAGCTGGGGATGAGCCGCATAGGCTTCTTGTGCGCTCATTTCCTGCCACGGCTTTTCTGTACCAGGAAGCTGGACGGGAAGCTTGTCCGCATTTTCCCGTTCTTGAACGGTATTGACTGTAGACACACTCGTCGCAGGTTTTTGAACAGCCACCGTGGGACGTAACGGCAACTGTTCCCGTGCGTTTTCCTCAGCTTGTCTCGCCACAGACTCATCATGGATCTGCCGCTCTTCCTCCGGATTGACAATGCCGGCAGCTTCTTTTCTTTTTTGATAATTGGTATATCTGTCCGTAACTGCCATACCTGCTATTTCTTTTTAGTGATTTGACTGGCTACAGCACCGCCTATGGGGCCACCGAAAACAGTGGCCGCAGCCGTTATACCTGTATTGAGAAGACCTCCTAATGCCGATGATTCCTGTTTGGCCTGTTGTTGTTTCACATTATTGATAGCCTCCGTATATGATCGGTTTGCATCCAGATAATTTTTCATGGCCTGATCTTTTTTGGCAGTGGCGGTTGAGGCTATTCCGGCCGTAATATTTTCAAGTGACTGGTTGGCTCCCTGCTTCTGCAAGGCAACGCTCTCATCTGTAGCACCTGTTACAGCGGCGCTTCCTGCTGTCCGTTTGTTGTTTGCCATCAGCAGTTCTCTGGCTTGACGCAGAGCCGCCTGATTCGCACTGTCCTGAAGAGGATCAGCGTAAGCCTGTTCCTGATAATAGTTCATTTCAAGATCCTTCGCCTTTTGAAGATCTTTGATTGATTCCTTATAGGCTTTATTGCCGCCTAGAACCCTGGATAAAAGTCCCATAAATCGTAAATTGCACTTTATTATTTAATATCAAAAGTAATCAGTTACATTTGTATCATGTTGATATAATGCAAGACGGAAGTATATTGTATAAGGAAGGGGACAAGGTGGCTCTTGATGGAACCTCATGGAAAGGCACGGTTGTCAAAGTTGAGTCGGACGATAATATATGCGTGGAACTTGACAATGGGATTACCATGTTTGCCCGTCCGGAATTATTGCATCTTTGCACTAAGGAAAACACAAAGCCTCTTCATGATGAAAATGGTAAATTTACAATAGGACATCCAAAGGTGGGGGGAGTTAAAAAAGGATATAGGACTGTCCGTCATTATCGAAACAAGCTTATGGAGCAACTGGCTCCGTTTATTGAGAGTATGGGAGAGATAATAGAGGCTATTGATGATCCTAGTGATAAAGTGCTTGCTGTTTCCCGAATTATCAAATATGCCATGCCGTCTCTTTCGTCCGTAGACTTTAAAGAAAACGCAAAACGAGATCTTTCAGCGGAGCAGAAGATAGCCCAGCTCAATGCAAGGTACAGAAACTTGCCTGATCCGACTGCCGATGAAGAAGGAGAGGAAGGGCATGAAGACTGACAATATTGGTGTATATTTTGGAATTTGGATAACCATTGTATTACAGTTGTCATATTAATTTGTGTTATGTAATAATCGTAATACATTTAATATATGGCAGAAATAATCAATTTTAGACCGACTCCGGATGTGGCGCAGATGATAGAGAGTCAGAAAGCAAAAGGCGTCAATATCAGTCGTTGGATTAATAATCTTCTTATAGGTGCGGATAAACAGGCCGACAGCTTGAATTTGCAGATTTATACAATACCTGAAGACGGGATAAATCTGTATGACAGTACAAAGTTAGCTATTGATCAGATGATATCACTTCATTCGATTCCATTCAGCCGGTTGAGCATATCCAGGTACAGGGAGGCCAATGATATTATAAAACAAGCAGGCATGGATTATTATCGCTTTAAGATAGACGAAGATAACTATATCTCGATAATAGCGGTGAACAGAGAAGAGGCTTCTGTGGAATTTTCCCGATATTATATGAAATCTGAAAACAAGGAATATGTCCGAACATCCGTACCACTACCCGTTTACAGGTTTGATGTAAAGAACAAGGTAGTAATCATTATAGCAAGCGAATAATGGAAATATGTAAGACAGATACAGTACGATTGCTCAGACTATTAAAAGAAGCGGCATTAATAATTGAAGACAATTGTAGAGGCATACGTTCGCTAGATAAGGCCAGACAGTTGCGACAGATGGCAAAGAAAATTCAACGAAAAAAAATAATTCAAAATAGAGAAAGAAATGAGTAAAACAACAATTTATTATCTATTCCTAGTAGTAATGTATATGCTGCTAGGATAGATGGAAAGGAGAAATATGGATAAAGATAAATTCAACAAAGCAATAGAAATCAACAATAAAATAGAGGAATACAAAGATCATAAGATGGCACTTGAAAATTCTAACATAAAATATGGTGGTGGATTGATATTTACATACAACAGGATGCACAATGATGTACCATTAAAGGAAGAAATTTTTGGTAAGAATTTCTTTCAGTGCTATCTGTATGCTTTGGATAGTAAGATAAAAGAATTACAAAAAGAGTTTGACGAATTATAGATTAGGAATAAATGCGGAATATAATCAAGGATAAGTTGAAAAAATTGAGTAAAGAACAGTTGATAGATACTCTTACTGCTATTTACATGTCAAACACTTCGTATAAAATAGCGAATGCTGTGAGTAGTATAGAGTACACAAATATAGCAGATACTATAGATGGAGTACAACAAGTAAATGCGAGTTTTGATCCATTACAATCAATATTAAAGAAGGAGGTGAATCATGGATAGTGTACAGACACAAACCTTTTCCATTAGAGGGGATGGAGGTGGCGAAGCATATATTGACTTTTGCGATGGTCAATTATGTGTTTCAGTTGTCATAGAAGATAAACAGGCAGATTTTCACTTTGAGTCTGTTACGTTAAAGATGTTTGCCCATGCTTATAAATTACATTGTGAAGAATGTAATAAGCAACAAAAGAAAGGAGAATAACCATGACCGAAGAACTTGTAACATTAGATACGGCGAAGCTGCTGAAAGAGAAAGGATTTGACGAGACTTGTGAATATTGTATATTAGACCAAGATGATGACGTTATTGGAGCTTCTAGGGGTTGTATAATTAATGAGAAAATCGTGCGTCACAAGAATATTAAGAACGCAATACCGACTACTTCTTTATACCAAGCCCAAAAGTGGCTTCGTGAAACCAAGAACCTGCATATCGAAATGTCCTATATGTATGGAGATTATTGGTATTATGATATACTAACAATTCCGAACCATGACTTAGTAGGGTTGTCGGATAGACCTATTATCCATTATGACACCTACGAAGAAGCACTTGAAGCCGGAATAAAGGAAGCGTTGAGATTGATATGAAAATGAGCCCTGTAGTAAATGATGCTTATAGACTTAGGAAGCTTTTAGAAAAAGCAGCAGGACTTAAAGTTTATAAATCAGACTTGCTGACTAATTATTTCAATACCTATTTAAGTATAGTGCAAGAGTATAAAAACGAAACCAATGCGCATATAACAGTCGCACAAAGCAGTTGGTCAATTGAAGACGGTGGGGAGTATAAAATTTCGCTTTATACTCCTACGATCATTATTAACAATAAGAAAATGATAAATGTAAATTTTGTAAGAGATATAGCTTATAAAATCGTGGGAGCGTTAAATAATGAGTTTGGAGAAGGCAATTGGAATACATGTAATGAAGAACAGAGATGTTGGCTACCCATGTCCCGAAATTCATTCTATTTGCAAATTCCGAATTTTGAAAAGTATTAGTTAGAAAACAACGAAAACATTAATTGTTTGGTTAAATAACTATAATTAAAGAGGGGATAGGCATTCATCTTGTCTTTTTCCTCTTTAATTTTGTCGTGAATTAAAATATTAATCGCAATGCGATAGCCAACGATAATCTAGGGTTTGTCAAAGGGTTTGTCGTCGTTTTTTTTGACATGCGTGATAATTGCTTGTAAATCAGTTATAAAAAGTGATTGTACTTGTAGCCCTTCTAAGGCGTGGGTCTTGCGTTCGAATCGCAACGGAATCACTTACAAAACACAACTGATAAC